CTTGAAGGCACCATCGCGTGTGCAGCACGAGGAGGCGATTCAGAAGGCACTGTTGCGGTACAACGAGGAGGAACGATGACTGCGACGGCGCGCGAGATCCTGCAGAACGTCCGTGCGCAGATGGCGGCAGGAAACTGGTGCAAGAACACCTGGGTGCAGTACGTTCCGATTGCGGACCCCGCAGAGGCGGGTGGGCTTCCTGCGGAGATTAGACGTGGGGTGGGCAATCAGGCCCCCGCGTACTACAAGGTACTGTGCTGTTTGCACTCAGCACTGGCGCGAGAGAGCACTAAGCGCGAAGGACCGTACGGTGGTCCCGCAGGCCACGAGGCCACTTGGGCCTTGTGGTTGAGCCTTCCGCAGGGCTTTGACAAAAGCATCCCTCGCTTCAACGATCACTCTACCACTGAGCTCAAGGACGTACTGGAGGTGCTGGACCTCGCCATTACACGGATTCAGAATCCTCCTCCCAGGGTTGGTGTGTAGATGCCACTGCCGCTCGAGTCGATCCTTCGTATCGGGCTGTTCATGGAAGGGTCAACGCAAGGCGTCTCCTACTTCCCACTTGAAATCCTGCCGCACCCGCCTTGGTTCCACGTTGTTCGGCGAGAGTTCGTGGCATTATCGAACCGTACGCACGGACGTTGGCCGGGGAGGAAGGCGCTGCGCAGGGTTGCGCGCATCGCGAAGTGCCGTGTGAAGGATGTCGATGCGAGCCTGTACGTTTGGCCGTTGATCGCACGAGAAACGCAGGAGATGGAAGGAAGGATCGATGAGTAGCGACGACTTCAGCATCGGCAGCAAGAAGTGGCCGGGGATCTCCAAGCTGGTCGAGGAAGCCGGGGAGGTCCAGCAGGTCTGCGGGAAGCTCATCGGGGCGCGCGGCGAAACGTTGCACTGGGACGGTACCAACCTCCGGCAGCGCCTAGAGGAGGAACTGGGCGACTTGGTTGCTGCGATCGGTTTCGTCATCGAGCGCAACGGCCTCAACGAGGACGCGATCGAGCGCCGTTCCGTTGAGAAGCACAAGTTGTTTTGGGACTGGCAAGGTGAGCCGCTGGAAGAGCCTGGAGTACCGCCGACGGAGTTGAAGTGACCGAACCGCGCCTCACGATTGAGCTCGTGCCGAAGACAAGTTTCACAAAGAACGTACGGAATCTGGTCTCGGTCGCGGAGTGGGACCGCCTTCGCCATGCGGCGTACGCGTGTGCCGGGCACGCGTGTCTGATCTGCAGGGAGACGGGGCCTAAAGGTGTTCTCCACGCGCACGAGGTGTGGGAGTACACGATGCCTGCGGTGGCAGATCTTCCTGAGACACCAGGGCGTCAGCGCTTGGTTGGTATCGCGGCTCTGTGCCCTGCCTGCCACAACGTCAAACACATCGGATTCGCGGGCATAATGGGACGGCTCGAAGAGGCTTTCGTTCATCTACAAAAGGTGAACGGGTGGTCGCGTGACGAGACGATGGACTACGTCGAGGCGTGCCTCGAGACTTGGAAGGCCCGTTCGAAGCGCCAGTGGCACGTGGACGTCTCGTTGCTTGGGAAACTGTGAAATGCCGCGAACAGTGAAAGAAGTCTATCCGGAAGGGTGGAAAGAGCAGTACGACAGGATCTCTCGGCTGGCGCGTAAGTTGGGCGTGCGTCTCTGCAAGCGTGTCGCCGCGGACAGCGCGCAGTGGAATGGACGTTCGATCGCGTTGTACGGCTTCGAAGGCGAACGCCTGTCACCGTCCGAGCTCATTCATGAGATCGCACACTGGCTGTGCGCCTCTCCTGCCCGCCGGCGCTTGTACGACTACGGTCTTGGGAGCGGGAACTTCTCCAACATGGCGGTGCGCCGTGTAGATGGGATAGACGATGATGAAGAGCAGGCCAGCCTGCTCGGGATCCTGTTCGAACGCGCCTTTGCCATGAACTGGGAGCAGACCTGGGAGGACCACAACTGGGCGGGCCACAACCGGTGGGCGGAGTTGGGCGAATGCTCCTGGGAGGGGTACAGCAACTTCTGGTGCACCCTCGCAACGTTATACAAGCGACGACTCGTCAGGCTAAACGGTACGCCACGAACACTCTTTTCTCCTTGTGTTTGACCTGCACGTGCTTTAGATAAGATGGTGTAGACCCGTATGGGTCACGCGTGGGAGCGCGACATGAACGAAAACCAAAGCCGTCCGAAACCCGGCGAAATCTATCAGCATTTCAAGGGTTCGCAGTACGTCGTCGTAACGGTCGGCACGCACACCGAGACCGAGGAAGACTGCGTCGTCTATCACGGACGCGGGAGCGATAAAATCTGGATTCGGTCCCTGAAAATGTGGAACGAGCAAGTGGACGGGAAGCCCCGGTTCCGCTTGGTCGAGGGCCCGTTGCCCTCGGTTGTTTGAAAGAGGTCTTCGATGTACGAAACGCAGCGGAAGATCAGGGCTTGGATGCGCGCCGTGGAGCAGGTGGCGCCGGAGAAGCCGACGCTCGCGACGCACGAGGTCCGTGTACTGCGCGCGAAGCTAGTCCTCGAGGAGGCGCAGGAACTCGTGGACGCATTGGGCTTCTCCGTCAAGATCGAGCTCGATGTGCGAGATCCGAAAGAGCCGGACTTCGTCGAGACGATCGATGCGCTGTGCGATTTGATGTACGTCGTGGAGGGCGCTGGCTGTGCTTTCGGCGTGGACCTCGAGGCTTTCTTCACGGAGGTCCACGACTCCAACTGTACGAAAATCGGTGGTTTGCGCAGGGAAGACGGCAAAGTCGTCAAGCCGCCTTGGTACCGCGTGCCCAACCTGCGGCCGATTCTCGAGGCGCAGATGGGGGATGGCTTCGTGTTGCCGACAGATGCGGCTGAACTGACGCGGGAGCTCCAATTGGTGCAGCAGGTCTCGCGCCTGCAGTTCGAGAAGAAGTTGTTGTACCAGGAGAACGAGTCGGTGTGGGAGCAACTGGCGGAAGCCAAGCGCCAACTGGCGGGGTTGAAGGCGGAGTTGAAGGGCGAGCCGGAGGACTAGCGTGGGTCCGATACAGCACCTACGCCTCTGGTTGTGGAAGGCTTGGTCTCGAGGGCGTACGCGCCTTTGCGATTGCGGTTGGGTGCGCGCCGAGGACGAGAAGGCAGCGCGTGCGTATGCGCGTTCGGTTGTTGGCGGTCCCTGGAAAGAACTCGCGGCTGAATTCGAGATCCGCGAGATCGCGTAGGGAAGGACAAATGATCAAAGAGTTCGAAGTCACCGTCAAGCCGCCGGACACAGTGCCTTTGTACTGCCCGATGTGTGGCAGTCGGCACGGGTGTAGTGCCGCTGCGGACCTGGCCGCTGAGAACTGCGGCTCCTTGGGTCCTTGGCGTCCTGGTCACCACGTGTGTGTCTCGTGTGGCATCGTGTTCGCCATCTTTGCGATCGAAGATGGTGCGGTCCTGCACTACTTTGGTAGTCGTGAAGGACTCGCCACATGAGTCGCGTGCCTTACGTCACTGGTTGCGGAATCTGGCCGGGCTCACCTGTTACCCAGAAACTTGTCGGGCGGCTGCACGAACGTTGCGAGGAGGTTTTGCGCAACGTCAATCCCGACGCGGTTCGCGGGGCCATTCTGCGTGAGATGCGAATGGTCAAGGCTGTGCTCAAGGAAGAGTATGGTATCGATGCCGACGGTATCTATGTGACAGTCACAGATGGAACCGCGGCTGAAAGGATCGACTTGCCATGAAGAAGGGCGGCTGTGTAGTGGAGTTCTACATCGACAAGGATTTGGACGGGGGCGAGTGTTGGGAAGGTCCCTTCAAGACGGAGAAGAAAGCGCGCGCCCGCTTGAAAGAATATCTCAAGGCGGATACCGAGGCCGGTCGCCGTGCGTGGGGGCAGGTCTTCTACGTCGTGAAGCAGACGCGGGAGAGGATTTCGTGAGTACTGAGCTGATCACTGCCGAACGCGCCCTTACTTTGGCCCTCGACGCGCTGCTGACCGCGTTGACGCAAATGTCGGGGGGAGAGCCCTGCCCTGTCTGCGGCGGTGAGGGAGGCCTAGAGACACGCGTCGCTGGAGATTGGGTGCCGTGCTGGCTGTGCGGTAAGACTGGTAGGCTGCCGCTCCTAGCGCCCGGCATCTGCGCGAGTTGCGGTCGTCCGTGTGAGGTATTTCACGAGATGGCGACTACTGACGGTTCACACCTCGTCTGCTTGTCCGTCAAGTATCCGGGCCACGCGGTTGGAGTCTTTGACCTGCGTTCGAGCCCGCTCCAGTGCGCTTGGCCGCGAGAGGCACGATGAACAACGACCAGAATATTTGCACCTGCAATCTGGAATTGACCATGATGCAGCACGAACCGGAGTGTCCAGCGGTTCGGTTCGGAAGATCGAAGCCGGATGTGAAAGTCGATGCGACAAAGCATTGCAAGACCTGCGTCTGTGAGAGGCGTGCTCCAGTTCAGCAAGATCACGCGTGGAACGGACCGCAGGGCGGCCGAGTACTGCGCGGGCCGGGGACGATCGCTTGGGCGGAGCATGAATTGGCGTGGTCTGGCTACGCGGTTGCGTACGAGTCTTCCGCTCAGTCGCAGTCCGCGGAACAGAAGGCCCAACGCGGTGGTTTCAGTTACGGCGAGTTGATCATGTTCCTGGGCCGAGAACCGACGACGTGGGTTCCGCGAGGAAGGGAACAGAAATGAGGGACGCTGCAAAGCAAGCGTGCTCGAAGTGCGGCGAGAACCACTTCGGGCTCCCCCATTGCGCGATGCCTGGGTGCGCGAACGCGGCAGATCCACGGTGGTACGACACGCAGGGGCATATGACCTGCGATGGACACTTCGTTCAGACGCCGGATGGCGCCGTCTCGCCGGAGTGTAGGTGTGCACCGGCGACAACACAGAATGGCGGTACGAACGAGAAGCTGAAGCTGGCGCACTTCCGGGCGCTGTGCGAGGTGGCAAGCCCGGGGCCGTGGTGTATGAAGGATTTTAGCCCTTATCTTCCTGTGAAGATTCTAGCGGCGCGGTCCAGCCTCGCGGTGAGCGCCCCGGAAATAGCGGGGGAAGTTTTTGTTGATGCCGAGTTCATCACCGCGTCCCGTGAGTGCGTGCCGCTCCTGTTCGCGCGGCTCGATGAGGGTGATCGCCTCTTAGTCGAGGCCTGTCGAATGTTCAACGCGACTGTCTCTGCACGGGACGTGGAGATCGAGCGCCTCCAGAACGAACTCGACAACGCCATCTCGGAGAGCGAAGAAGCAGGCGCCGACGATGAGTCGGTGCAGGCGGACCTTCAAAGCCAAATCACTTTCCTGGAGAAGGACGTCGAGCACTGGATGACGCGCGCCGAGGTGGCCGAGCACGAGCGCGACGCAGCGCTTGTCGAGGTTCAGCGCGTTCGGGACCTGATCGACCGCGACCGCACGGGGCTTGCTGCTGCACTCAACGAGGTCATCCGGTACCTGAGCGCGTACGCGTGGATCCCAAGCGGCGAGTGGGGCTCATACAACGAGTCGGAGCGGACCGAGCGAGCCCTCCGCAAGGAAATCGGCTGGTGCCACGACGCCGTGGAGAAGGTCGCACGCGAGGCACTCCAGGAGTCGGGGCGCCGCGCGCACCAGGCGTTCCATGCGCAGAGCGAGGCGAAGGCCGCACACGACGCCGAGGAGAAAACATGAACCAAGTCTGTACTGGGTCTAATCGCTCTGCGAACGATGCACCGTGTGGGTCGATTAGCTACTACGATTCCACGTGTGGTGTCTGTAAGCAAACCGTACGCGCTCGGATCGTGGAAAATCCACTGGGTAATTACTTCGCGCTCGACGTGCATGCGTACCGGGTCGGCGACGATGAAACTGTACGCGCGCAGGTTCGGGAAGCAGCCGCGCGTTACGCGGCCGACAACAACTTACCGGCGCTCCTGTTGGCGCTGGGTGCGATTGGCGAGTGGGAGAAGCCATGAGCGACAAGCCAGTAACAATCCGTGAGCTTGTAAAGCGCTTCGTAGCGGACAGCGGCTTAGAGGAGAACGAGAATCGCGATGAATTGATTACCGCCCTGGAAGAGCGGGAGTACGAACTCTACGACGGCTGGACGGGCGCAGAGATGAACGACTACAACACGGTTAGCAAGCTAATCGAAATGGAAGAGCAGCGCGATCGCCTCGCCTTGGTACTGTCCGAGGCCAACCGCTCCCTCGGTGAACTGCGTCACGCCGCCAAGCTCGCCCTTGAAGAACTCGACACCGAGTACGTAGGTGGTCGCGAGGACACACAGGAAATTGCACAGTTTGCGCTGCGAAATGCACTCGAGGGCTCCGAATCGAAGGAAGACAGGGCGCGGCGCGAAGAGCTTGTGGCGCGGTTGGGGTGCGGAACGCCGAAAGGTGGCGAATGAAGAAGCTCACACCAGCGCAGCGACGTGTGTTGGAACGCCTGGCCCGCGATGGCTCGTGGGCTTTCGGCTACGAGTTTGGAGGTGTCCCGGCGTCGTTGCGGCACCGGGAGTTGGTGGTGGCGTCTGAACGCATGGGGCGCAACCGTATGTACAAAATCACGGATGCGGGACGAGCCGCGTTGGAGGCGAAGTGACCAAGGAAGAACGTAAGCGAATTGCCGATGCGGCTATCCACACCGCGCTCACCAACGAAATCCTCGCGAATCGAAAGTGGAGCATCGTTGGCTGCGAGATGTGTGTGTTCCTTGAACCGCTTCCGGGCGGTGGTCACTCCAGTACGCCGGTCGCTACGAAGATCGCCGCGTTGATGGCGGAGGTACTGGAGTGGAGAAGCCGCGCGTCGCAGCACGGTTGTAACGTGATTGAGGGTGACGGAGAGTGTGGATGAGTGAAGTGATAAACCGGTTGTGCTTGAAGTGTGGTGGCAGCGGGGTGTACGGCTATGGCTCGTATGATAAGTTGTATCAACCGTACACGTGTGATCGCTGTCGTGGTTCCGGTAAGGAAGCAAATCAACTCGCGAGCGGCCAGGTCGGCCGAGAGGGAGAACTGGCAGACCAAGCTGCTGGTGTTTTCACGGGAGGCTCAGGCGCAGCCCCGTCCCAGACTACTGCGCCTGCCTTTGATGACGAAGATGCAACGGAAGCGCAATACGAGGTGATGATCAAGTTCATTGAGGAGCTGTTGGAGGAGCGAAACGAAGCACGGAAACTCGCGTTGCGAGTCGCGCGCTGTGGGGTTCACCACGCGTCGGACTGTGGCTACAATGAGTGCCAGCCCTGCGATTGCGCGAGCATGTGGTTCATGCGAACAGCGGACGAAGTTCTTACCCAGCCTTGGGCCGAGTACCCTAAGTGAAGAAGCGGACGAACGACACGATCGGCGCAGGCCAAATCTTGAACACGCTGCGCGCCGGGCCCTTCCGCGAGCCTGCCCATGCTTGGCTCTACGAAGTCCGGAACGGCACCGGGTACAATCGGAGCGAGCGGTATGCGGACGCCCTCGTGGTGTCGCTGTGGCCGTCGCGCGGCATTTGGTTCGCCGGCATCGAGGTGAAATCTCACAGATCGGACTGGCTGCGCGAACTAGACGATCCGCAGAAAGCGGCGGCCATCCAGCGCTGGTGCCACTACTGGTGGGTGGCGGCGCCGCCGGGCGTTGTGGAGGTCGCCGAAGTACCGGAGCGCTGGGGCTACTACGAGGTGGACGAACGGAAGGCGAAGTGCGTGAAGGACGCACCACGACTGGAACCAGAGTCGTTGGACGCCGGCTTCGTGGCATCGTGCCTGCGGAACGCGGCACAGCAGCATATGTTCGCCAGAAATGTCGGGCGCGATGAAGGCGTCAAGAGCACCGAAGAGCGTCTTGGTGCGGCTGCGTACGGAGAGATCACGGACGAACTGAAGTCTATGCGGGCGGAGTGGCAGCGGGCCACCTACGAACGCGATCGCGTTAAGACGGAGTTGTCGAATCTTCGTGAGAACGTTCTCCGCTTCGAGCGCGCGGCTGGAATACCGGAGGGTGAGATCGATCGCGACGGGCGATGGAGTGGTCTTGGTGGCCCGGGCCGTGCTTACAGGGCAGCGCAACTTCTCTATGAGATCGGAATCGAGAACCTTGCTATGAAGTTCTCAGCAGTCGCCGAAGCGCTGCGCGAACTTCCCGACACCGATAAGCAGGAGACCGCAGAAGTACAAAGAGGGGAAGGGGCGTGAAGCGAAAGAAGCGTCGCACCACGTCCGTCTCGGCGATCTTGCTCGCCCTAGCACTTGGGTGGGGCGTCGGTTGGTTCACGTGGTGGATCGTCGCGCACCCGAACATCGCGGCCAATCCCGGTGCTGGAATCGGCGTTCGATGAAGCGCACTCTGTGGAAGCCGGGGTACTACCCGGTGCAGAAAAACACCCGTGATTGCAAGCGCAAGTACTTCCGGGGCGGCTATTACGAATGTCGTCTGCGTGCTCATCGCGTCAACGGCCGCCTATGTAGACACCCCGACTGCTTTGGCATATGCGGGAAGATGCACAAGACCATGGCTCTAGCACGCAAGCACTGTGTTGTTCTCAATCGGGAAGGACAGGAGTAGAAGCATGGGATTCACAATGGAAGAGGGGATGGTTAGGGCTGATCGGTTCAAGGAGAGCGGGAAGTGGTATGACACGTTCGCTCTCCCGATGCGTGGATTCCACGACAAGCCTGTGATCCATGAAGCCGTGCACGCGGCGTTGAACTCCATGCGTATTGCGGATACAGACCGAGGATTCCCGCACGCAGCGGAGGGCTGGTTCGTGGTTGTGCTTGATCCATATCACCACAATTCACACCCGATCGTCGCGTGGGGACGCAAGGATGGGACTTGGGGTTATCGCGACGAGGAGAACTCGCGATGATCGCCGATTGGATCAACAACTGGCACGACGTGATTGAAGGAGCTCTACTGCTCTCGATCGCATTCGGCCTGGCCTGCATGGCGTACGGGTCGACGAGGAGGATGAAGTGATGGATGAAACCAAGTGCAACCACGGCGTCACGTTCGACCTCGAGGCCGCCAAGAAGCTCGAGGGTGATTGGCTACCCAAGACACCTGTGGAATTCGTCATGGGCAATCCAGCCCGTACGGAGATCCGCAAGCGCTGGCCGCGCCTTTCTGGTTTGTGCCCGCTCGGTTGTGGGTACAACGGCATCTACTACGCGAGCTACGAACACTACATCTTCGGGGACTGGTGATGAAAACCCTGTCGCAATTCGACATCGACCCTTGGACGATCATCACCGTGGACGGAAAGGTTCCGTCCAGTCCGAACGGCGCAATCCACTGGGTCAATGGCCAGGAGGCAGCTGAAGTCGAAGCCAAGCAGTGGGGGGCTCTCCCTGTCTCCATCGCGCTTCTCGAAGCCTTCTATGCTGTGTGGTTGGAGACTGGTGACTACCAGCTAACGGCCGAAGAACCGAGTGAGACCAAGCACAAGGAAGAGAAGTGACCTACCTCGAGATTGGCTTCGTGGCCGGCGGGGTGTTCTGGCTGGTCTGGAGCGTCGTCTACTTCTATCGCGCCCTGGTCTACAGCCCCTTCCCCCCGTCCCAACCGCTGGTGCGCCGCGTCGACCCTCACCTCGAGATGCAGGACAACACGCCGACCGGCGGGAGTCCCTACCGCACGCCGCCTCCGCAGGCCCGCGACGAGACGCGGTTTCCCAAGAAGCCCTGTCGCCGGCGCTACTGGCTCTTCGGCCAGCGCCTCCACCAGTGGCATCAAGTGGTACACGATCACTGGAACATGTGGTGTTGGGACTGCGGTGTCACGGGCTACGCCAACCACACGCGACAGCACCGCAACTACCCACCCGAAGTTAGTGAAGGATCCACCATTGGATACGTGTTGGGTGTGGTCTCTTGGCGCTACGACGGCCCGCCACTCTGCTGTCGCAACTGCCGAGCTCTACACCGGGCGCCCGTCCTGCACGGCTGTCGTCCAGACTACGAGATCGCTGCTGTAAGCAGCTACCTATGCGTCTGCGGAAACAGGGACTGCACCGAATCCAACCCAGTCGCCCCGGTGCGGTTCCCCTGGGACACCTACTACAAATAGGCACCACTTTCTTCCTTGTGTTTGACTTGATCGTGCGTAGGATGTCTACAGAGGATGGGTTAAACCATGAACAAGTTGACCTGGACGAATGCGCGCCCGACAACTCCCGGATTGTACTGGCTTCTCGAGCCGGAGAAGGAACCGACCGTCGTGAAGATTGCGCCGACCTCCACTCGGTCTTCCGGCGGTGAACTTCTTCTCGCCGTTCAACGTCTTGGCGGATCGGTTGTGTTGCTCTCGACCTTCGACGAAAACGTCAAGTGGACACAGGCGCTGGCCGCTCCCGGCGTGGAGGACGCATGAGTGTCGAGGTGACGCAAGGTGATATCGTCGAGGCCCACGATCCCATCAAGGTGCTGTGCGAGTTACTGCGGGATTACGTCGACGTAGACGTGACCGTGAACTTTGTCGGCAACGCAACCGCCGGCCTACGGTTCGAGCAGCCATCGGCGGTAGAAACAGGCAAGCCGGATACCATCGTCCTTCACTGCGGCGGGGGGAGTGCCTTCACTCTGGAAGGGGCACTCGAGGACCTCCGCCAGGTGATTCGTAACGGGGCCGCTGAGATCTTGGCGCCGGGGGACTTTGAGGCGGAGCGCGCTGCGCAGGGGGAACTTGCCTCTGTAAAAGAGGAGCTCCAAGCGCTGAGCGATGACATCCGGCGGATTCGGCTGAACCTGAAAGAGGACAAGCCTCTCAAGCGCGAGGATCTGGAACGCCTGGAGGCGTTGGGGGATACGATCGATCGCCTCTCGGGGTACGCGGTGGCTGAATGATCAGGGAGTACCTGCGCGATTGCGACGACACGCCGTGCCTCGGCTTCGAGTTGATCGGGCGGGGACACATGCACTGCGCGCTCTGCGATGACGAGCCGGTGCGTGTTCAGCACGTTCACTGTCCGCGATGCAATTCGGCGCCGATCGATCACGATGTGTTGAACTTTGATCGGCTGTGGCGGGAGATCGACGTTATCTGTCGTGTTTGCCAGACACTTGTCCGCTCATCTGAAACAGGTTGAGGGTTGATGGACACACAGGCAAAAGCGCTCGCTGAGGCGGTGCTGAAGTGGCACGAGGCGCGGACGAAGGCGTTGAAGTCTCAACCACGAGGACACCCGGCCGCACCACCGGTTCTGTCGGCGCACATGACAACGGAGTACCGAGCCGAGATCGAGTACAGGCGTGTTGCGGTAGAGCTCGCGCAACAAATTTTGGAGGCGGCTGAATGATCCTCGCTTGGCTTCGTCGGCGTTGCTGGTTCGGCTTGCGGCACGAGGGTCCTTGGCGCGACGTCAGCCTCGTCTACACGCAGTACCGTGGCGTGAACACGTGGCATCCGGCACAGCGCTGCGCGACCTGCTACAAGGAGCGGATCGACCGCACGCGCTTCTGCTATCCGCAGGTGCCGACGCCGAAGAGTTCTCCACAGCCGCCCCCCGTACCGAAACCATTTGTGCCTCCGGGGCAAAGGCCGAACTAATGACCGTCTACGTCGACCAGCCCATTCATAAGTTCGGGCGAATGATCATGTGCCATTTGATCGCGGACTCCACGGAGGAACTCCTCGCGATGGTGGACCTGATCGGCGTTGCGCGTCAGTGGATTCAGAAGCAGGGCCAACCCGAAGAGCACTTCGACATCGCCAAGAGCAAACGCGCTTTGGCCCTGGCGAATGGTGCCGTCGAAGCCGACAGAGAGACGATCGTCGCCGTCATTCGAAGGAAGCGCGCCGTTACACAAACAACAGCCCGGTAGTCGGGTAGTTCAACAACGAGGAGAACGAGATGAAGACCGAGACGCTGAAGGAATTGCAGGTGGTAGCGAACGATCTAGTGCAACGCATCGCCACGATCATCGACACAACGCGGGTCGCTGAGTTCAAGAACATCGTCGACAAGACGTTCGCGTTGGAAGGGACGAACGCCGTCGTCGCCAGGGTCGACACCAATGGCGCGAAGAAGACGAAGGCGCCGACCGCCAACGGGAAGCGCGGGCGTCCGGCGTCGAAGGACTACGAGGGCCTTCTGCCGGGGCTGGCTGTGATGCTGATCCGGGCAGGGGAGAACGGCCTTGAGCCGGGCGCCATGGGCAAGGTGTTCCACATGACCCTCGGGCAGCGGCAGGCCTTCGTACGCCTGGCAACAACGCGTGGTGTTCTTCGTTCAACGGGCGCCAAGCGTGGCACGCGCTACTTCCCGGGACCCGGCGCCAAGGCGCGCGCCAAGGAAGCATCCTAACTTCTTCCTTGTGTTTGACCGAAAGGAAACGTGATGGAAGGTCACAAGAAGAAGTTCGCTAGTCTCACTCCGCGGGAGAAACAGATCGTGGTGGCGATAGTGGACGGGAAGGCCACGAATCTGATCGCAGAGCAGTTGGGTGTCAGCGTGCAGACGGTGCGGACGCACGTGCAAAACACCTTCCGCAAGCTGGCGATGCACTCGCGGCTCGAGCTCGTCGCTGCGTGGCATCGGGCTCGCCCGTAGGCGGCTGTGATGAAGAAGACGAAGAAAACGAAGAAGCGGAAGACGCCGAAGGCGACGGGCTTCCATCGACTGCGCGACGCGACGATCGCGGTCAATCGCAAGAAGAGTTCCTTCATGAAGCCATTCGGCAGTCGAATCTTCACGCCGCTGGAGCCGGGGCCTGCGGGTAAGGCCAATCCCGTGCGCATCCCGCAGGTCGTAGAGCGCAAGGTCGTCAAGGAGACGCAAGTAGCGCTGCGACCGGGCCCTCGTCCGCTAGAACCATCTGCTCCGCGACCGCGCGGGAACATTCTAGAAGTGTGATGGCTACTGAAAGTGGACAAGGCGAGGGGTTGCGCCTAACGTCCACTGCATCAACAGGGAGGCCTTGATGGCTAAGGGAACGGTATCGATAACCTACGAGAAGATGGAGCAGGTTCTACTGGAACTGAAGGCGATGGATAAGCAGTACACAACGCTATCAGACAGAGAACTCGCACACATCCTCGAAGCCGACATGTTGAAGCGCACGCAGGTGCTCTCACTCGAGTACGTGCTGTGGTCCCAGGTGATCTGGCGGCTCCTGCGCAGTGCGGGCGGGCCTGGTGTGGTCGTGCCCCCGGAAGGAAGCACGGCGAGCAGTGAAGCGGAGATAGAGCACGAATCGTGACCGCGATCGAGACGGCCTACGAACTGCAGCACGGCCAAGCCTCGCCGCGCGTGGTGTTCGAGGCTTGGTGCATCGCGGCGCGCCAAGCGGTCTCTGTGTATGACAAGGAAGTCTGTGTCGACCACGCGCGGCGCTATGCGCGGTACATGCTGGGGTGGGAGCGGTTTCACGAACGGATGACCCATGAGTGATGACGATCGCAACCCAGCCTTGTTCCTGCCGTTTGCCCTCGCGTCGGACGCGTCTGGACTGACGTCCGGGCGTTTGATTCGCATGGCCAAGCGCGGGTCGATTACCACCCGTATGTTCGGGCCTGTAAGTTACGTCTACTGGCCAACCGTGGTCGCGGCGTTGCCGCCCCTAGTCGTGAAGATCCTGGAACTCTCCGCGCTCGTCCTTCCGGCGCGACGTACACACGCAGAACTACTGCAACTTCTGCACGGCAAGGGCTTCGTGGACATCACAGCGGCGCGCAGCGCGGTCGGCGCAGGGCGGAGTTCATTCTACCGCTGGATCAAGACGGGTAAGATCGCGATGTTCCGCCTCGACCGGAAGATCTTCCTGAAGTGGTCGGAGCTTCTGAAGGTTCTGGGCGCGTTCGCGGAGATCACGCACCTGGACCCCAAGAAACCGCCTGTGCCCAAGATCTTCGGCGCCGCTCGCCAACCGCAGGGCCCTCGTCTGATGCCGGGCTCCCTCATCGCCAAGCGGCTGCGTGCGGAAGGCTTCGTCTCCGTGCGTGAGGCCGCGCGGGAAATCGGGCTGGGTGAACACGTCCTGCGGAAGCTCGTGACAAAGGGCGAGGACGGGATTCGGTCTCGTCGCTGGGGCTCCTCTGTTCTGGTCAACCTGGAGTCCGTGCAACGGCTCGTTCAGGGCAAGTAGTAACTTCTTCCTTGTGCTTGGTTGTACAAGGAGATGAGGCTCGACGAGAAGGCAAACACAAGGAGAGAGACGGATGGCGACGAAGGGGAAGGGCGGGAAGACGAAGGCAAAGGCTCGTACGAAGAACCGCAAGCAGTCGTGTGGCGTGTGCAACAAGGCGGGGCACAATTCGAGGCGCTGTCCAACGCGTAGCGCCCCGGCGAGTGTCACTGTGGAAGCGGACTACGACACTTCGTTCTTGTTTGATGATGACGACTTCTAGATGTGGAGGCTGTGATGATCGACAGGTCGCGGGGTCTGCGCGCTGGTGATATCGTCAAGCACACGGATACCGGCGAGCACTGGATACTCGCCTACGCACGAACCGATGGAACGATCTCTTGGTTCGGTTGGCCGGAGGGCGTGGCACAGGCGGACGATGTTGAACTCGTCAAGGCTGCAACTGATGAAGAGCATTTGTCGGCCCTGCATGATTGGGCGGACAAGAACTGGCACGACCATCGCTGCGTGGAAGCGCGAAGGCAACTGGCCGATTTGACGCACGACGAGCCCAAGGATTGAGTGTGGGTGACCTGTTGTACTTCAAGCCATTGCCACGCCGGCGCCCGCCGATGAGTTCGCTCAGTCGGGCCCTGCTCGTTTGGGTCGTGCTGATCGGTGGCATGGCCGTCGTGATGCTGTGGTACCGGTGCTCGCGCGATACAGCCTGCCCGTCTGTGAACGGAGGTTCCAGTTGCCCCGCGTCGTTGATCATTGTCCCGCGTGCGACCACGACCACAACGGCTTCTGCCGGGGTCCTGGTGACATCGTACTCTCCGGTGTGGATCGAGACGGCAAGCAACTCGTCATCGGCGTCTGCGGTTGTAGACTCGTCGCGATCTCGCTTGATTTCGTCGTTGACCGGCGCATTGCTTCGGACGAAGAGGGTGGAGGGACCTGAAGCTGCGCGCCTCGCAACGCTCTTCGTTTCTGTTGCGGTGCCGCGCGTCGATGCGTGGTTACTGGCCGCCTTCGCGTGGGTCGAGTCTGGGTTTCGTCCTTGGGCTGTTGAGGGTGACAAAGGTGTACGGGGCCACACGGGCGGGCCGGGCCTGGGTCTGTATCAGCACCACGTGCGTTGGTATGACCCAGAGTGTTCCTTCGACGTGGTCTGTGCTTCACGGGCAGAAGTGGTGGAGGAACTGCGTTGGGCCCGCTGGCACGCAACGCATTGTCGAGGGTTGAAACCACATGATGTACTCGCGCACCACTTTGGTGGCGTGCGTGTTGAATCGAACGAATCCGCAATTGTGTCCGCAGCCAAGGTGCGCGCTGCACGGCGATGGCTCTTGCACAGAGGTGAGATGTGACACCGTTTCCGCAAAAGAAGCATACGTGGCGACCGCCTGTTGTGGGGGAACTGCAGGATGAGGGCCTGTATTGTCCACGGTGCGGTCGTTGGGAGAACGAACTTCGGGCTCTGGGCGGTGATCCAGAGGGAGACTGTTTCTACGTGATCGTCACCAGGGATTCAGCCATTGATGATGCAGGAGGTCACGGTGACGGGGAGCTCGGGTAGGTTTCAGTGAAAGCCAAGAACAAGAAGCGCGGCTGTACGTGCTGCGACGCGGACACGACGAAGGCGCAGATGGCTCGGCGGCACGGGACGCCGGAGGAGTTCGCGCGCTCCGTACTCGGAGCCACACCAGAGGTGACGCCGGAGGAAGCCGCCGATGTTATCTCGCGCTACGAGGACGAGTGGGCGCAGGCACTAGATGATGCGTAACTTCCAGCTTCGGAAGCCGCGTTGTCTTCTGGACGTGGACGGCGTGATCTGCGCCTTCGTGGACGGGGCCATCAAGGTCATCGAAGAGATCACAGGGAAACACTACCAACCCGACGACTTCCGAGACTTCGTTCTCTCCCTGGCAGTCGAACAACGGTTCCGTGCCGCGATTCACGAACGCTTCCAGCGGCCGGGTTGGTGCGCCAACCTGAAGCCCTATCCTGGTGCGATCGACTTCGTGGACAGGCTTCAACAGCACTGTGAAGTCTACGTCGTCACGACGCCGATGTACGGTGCCGCTACTTGGGCAAGCGAACGCGAGGGGTGGCTTCGAGACTACTTCGGGATCCCGTCGAGCCGTGTCGTACACACGTCGGCGAAGTACGTTGTGTCCGGTGCCTCGTTCATAGACGATAAGCCGTCTCATGTAGAAGAGTGGATGCAGTACCACCCAGACGGGATCGGCGTGGTGATGGCGCGGTCCTACAACGAAGACACCACGATCACTCGCGTACACGACTACGACTCAGCGTTGGCCTGCTTGATCCCGCCGGGGCTGTTTCGATGAACAGGAGGAAGAACACCATGACCGAACAGAACAGGAGGAAGAACACCATGACCGAACAGAACAGGATCGAGATCTGCGCGCGGATCGCGCACAGCGTGAATCGAGAGTACAGCAGGTCGCTTGGCGACTTCTCCCACGACTCGTGGTGGAGCTCGCCGGAGTGGCAGCGTACCAGTTGCATCGCCGGCGTGCGTGGCGTGCTCAACGGCAACACACCGGAGCAGTCGCACGAGAGTTGGACCGCGCACAAGTTGAAGGAGGGCTGGGTCTACGGCCCGGAGAAAGACGCGGCTGCCAAACGCCATCCGTGCCTAGTCCCGTACACCGAACTGCCACCTACACAGCGCTTGAAGGACACCATCTTCGTCGCGGTCGTTCGCTCTGTGTGGTACGCGCTGAGTGATCCGGCGGTTGACCCTTCGGGCGTCTGAACCAAGCACAAGGAAGAAGAATGCAAACCCAGCAGGACGCGCACGTCAGTGCATTCATCGTTGGTTGTGATGTCTACCCGCGCTTCCTGCGCTGGGAACTCGGCACCTTCGGTGTGGTGGCGCCGACCAGGATCAGAGAAGAGCGCTTGAGCAAGATGCTCGACAAGGAGTACGAGAAGGCCTACGGCGTCGTGATGTTCAGGTTCGCGTCCATCTACACGAAGCGCATCCGCTGCTCGGTGTGCGGGATGCTCAACCACAACGCGGCGGGGCATAAACGACGGGCGTAAGGTTTGCAGGATCTTCCCACCAAGCCCCGCCTCCGCTACCATCAATCAATGAAGTTCTTCCTCTTCGCGGTCCTTCTCCTCGCCATCGCAGGTTGCGCTGCCAAGTCGCCCATCACGGTCACGCCAGCCTCGGTCACCATGACGCCGCCTCCGAACCCGTGGACCTACGACGACTCCACTGTCGACGTGAAGATCATGCACGACACGGTCTACGGTGTGACATGCTGGCTCTATGAGCGGCGCACGCCGGGCGGGGCCTACTCGTCCTCGATCTCCTGCGTGTCCGACGGGCTTCTGCGTCCTGGCGGTGAGCGCGTACCCGTGCGGCTTCTCCCGTAGTAACTTCTTCCTTGTGCTTGGTCTGCACGCGGAGAGTTCATGACTGACAAGCAGAAGACAGAGACGTGGACGTACCTCGAGGGTCTGATGCTCGGGGTCATCCTGTTTCACGCGGTGCAGCCGCTCGCGGTGGCGACCAAGCTCCTTGTCTACACCGATAAGATCTGGGTCAGCTTTGCTGGCGGCATCTTGTACTTTGCCGTGTGGGAAGGCCTGTGCCACAGAACACGTTGGTCTTTGTGGGGTACAATCATTGGACCCTGCGTTGGTTTGACGGCTGTGCTGCTCGGTTGGCTTCTGGGTGCTCTTCATATCATCTCGTTGACGATCCGCCCTGACGTCTTCCAGTTGTCCGCCGGCGTGTTGCAGGTCGTCGCGCTCGTGAACGCGATTCGTCTTCTGAAGGCGAGGGTCTGATGCGCTTGCTCTTGGCCGTTCTGTGGCGCCTCGCACGGCGACTCCTCGCCTACCTCTGGGAAATCATCTCGCGCTGAAAGGTTGATCATGTCCTACCTTCAGAAGCGCTGGACGACCGTTCGTGACGGTCGGGACCGACGCGCACACACGCCTCTCCTTGTGTTCCACACAACGGGCAGTGGCAAGGTTGTGGAGGGCCTCGACAAGGGGCGGGACCCAAACCTGTTCCTTCCTGATTATTACGACGAGCCGGGCGCGGATGGACCGCACGAGTGCATCACTTACGAAGGCTTCGCGGCCTTGGTTCCAGGTGCGGACCACGCAGATGCAGATGCGTGGGTGATCCGAGAAGAGGAAGACTTCGCACCGCACGCTGGTATCGGGATGTCGGCGATCGAGCTCTATCGCAAGGGTTTCGACGTTTGGTCGAAGTACACGTGGGACGCAAAGAATAAGACGCTCGTCCCGCATAGCACTACGTTGGAGCGGTACCAGACGTGGCGGAAACGCTTTCCCAACCTGCAATCCCCGCTCGATCTACTGCCCAAGGGTGTCGTGAACCCGAACGAGTGCAGTTACAGTTGGGAGATGATCCAGCCTGTGGCGAAGAAGCCTGGCGGTGGTTGGAAGACCGTTGGCTTCACGCCGCGCATGCATGACGTCGCGGCTTGGCGCGCGATGGAGCGCGTCTCGCACTATCATCTACCGCGCGATCTCGAGGCGCTCCACCTGCAAATCGTTGGGCATGAGGACTTGCATCCAATCGTTCGGACAGACGATTGGGGTCCGTGGGACCCCGGTGCCGGCCCCCGAAAGCTCTGGGATTGGGACCTGTTCTTTGCGCGCCTCGCGTACTGGATGCAGGTTCCGTCAACACACCCGGCAAGCGATCCATCCTGGCGGCCTTGATCATGGAACAGAAGATCCTTTTCAGTTGCTTCAAGCACATCGGTCCGTGCGCAGACTGTGGTGTGCCTACGATCTGCCTGCGCGCGAAGGACCACACGGGCAACTGCGTTCCGATCTGCCCGCGGAAGAAGTACGCGAACATGGATCCCGTTGGACCGTACGATGAGGATCTCGTTTTCCCGCTCGCTCCGTACGCGCGGATGCATCGCTACGGACAGAATTGATGTTGTGATCGATCTGCGGGTCTGTTAGACCGAGATCAATCTTCACGACTTCCGTCGACCCGAGGAAAATCATGACGTGGCACGATGACGCGCCGTTCCGGCTGGATGACAGCTTCATTGCGCGGTACGCGGGTAAGCAACCGCTCTGGGGACCGATCGGTTACGTGACTTACAAGAGGACGTACGCGCGCAGTCGGGACAGTGTACCGGAGCGAATCATCGATCTCGGGCAACGCTTTGGTGTTTGGGATCTCGGTGGAGCTAGCGGAGCCGCGTCAGAGGAGTTCTGGTTGACGCTTGTCCGCGTAACGGAAGGTACGTACAGAATCCAGCAACAGCACTGTATCAAGCATCGCTTGCCTTGGAGCAATGAGAGGGCGCAGCGGTCGGCGCATGATTTCTTCGACCGTATGTGGACGTTCAAGTGGCTGCCGCCGGGTCGCGGGCTCTGGATGATGGGAACGGATTATGTTGATCGTTGCGGTGGGGCCGCGCTTAACAACTGCGCGTTTGCGTCCACGGATCGACTCGACATCCTGTTCTCGGCGCCGTTCACGTTTTTGATGGACATGTCCATGCTCGGTGTCGGTGTGGGAGGGGACACCAAGGGCGCGGGCAGTGTCCGTATTCAGATGCCAGCGACCGACGTAGAACCTTACGTTGTCGCGGACTCTCGTGAGGGTTGGGTCGAGCTTGTGCGCCGTACCCTAGATGCCTATGTCGGCGTCGGCGCGTTACCTGTAAACGTCGATTACTCTCAGATCCGGCCGATTGGCAGCCCGATCAAGGGTTTTGGCGGGACAGCTGCAGGGGCTAGTCCACTACTGGAACTGTACAACACGATCCGCGACATCTTGGGTCCATTGGTCGGTCGGAAGATCACATCGACTGCGATCGTCGATCTTTTCAACGTCATCGGGCGCTGTGTTGTTGCCGGGAACATTCGGCGTAGCGCTGAGATTATGTTCGGGGAGCCTGGTGACTCCGTGTTCTTGAAGTTGAAAGACCCAACGCAGATCAGCGCCCTCGAAGAACAGCATCGCCAAGCTGTTGCCGCGGGCGTGCGTGCTGAGGTGAGTGCTGCCATCGCAGCGCGCATCGCAGCACATCCACTGAAGGCGTGGCGCTGGGCTTCAAACAACACGCAACTTGCTGTTGTCGGTATGGACTACGCGGAACCGGCCGAACTGACTGCAAAGAACGGGGAGCCTGGGTACATGTGGCTCGAGAATGCGCGTGCGTACGGGCGGATGACCGATCCGCCCAATAACCGCGATCACCGTGCCGCTGGCGGTAACCCTTGTGTCCCAGCCGGAACGCTAGTGCTGACCCGTGAAGGATACCGCTCGATCGAGAACCTAGTCGGGATGCGCGTTCAAATTTGGAATGGCGCCCAGTGGTCATACGTCGAGCCGCGCGTCACCGGGCGTAACGAACGAATGGTCCGTGTTCGGCTCTCCGACGGGACGAGCCTCACCTGCACTGAGTATCACGAATGGCTGACGACCGAGGGGCGCAGGCGTGCCGTCGACCTGATGCCTGGCGATGCGCTGGAGAAGGTGTCGATGCCGCTCGTCGAGTCCGGAGTACCGTTCACGCACGCTTACACGCACGGGTTCTTCTGCGGGGACGGCCAGGTCTCTGAAAGCGGATCGAAAGGTGCGCTCCTCTGCGGCGAGAAGATGCGACTCGTTGAGCATTTGGAGGGACAGACGACGGGCGAGGTCGACGAGTATGGACGTCTCTGGTTCGGCATGCCGCGGACCATGGCCGAGAAGTTCGTCGTGCCGCTGGACGCAACGGTGTGTGACCGGATTGCGTGGTTCGCGGGTCTGCTCGACGCTGACGGTTGCGTCGTCCGCAACCTCCACAGTGTCGGACTCCAGATGACGAGCGTGAATCTGGATTTCCTGCTCCGAGTGCGTCTGATGCTTACGACGCTCGGGGTACAGGCGAAGGTAACATCCCGCGACGGGAGCGCCTGGACGCGGGAGATGCCAGACGGTCGCGGCGGGGTGAAGAGCTACGAACGCCAACAGCTATACCTCCTGTCGGTCAATGCGACGGACACTTACAACCTGCGCAGGATGGGACTAGCGACCCGGCGACTCGATGTCCCGCTTGCAAAGCCGCAACGAGATGCTCGGCGATTCGTCACCGTCGAGGAAATCGACCGCCTGGGCTTTGCCGATGTCGTCTACTGTTTCAACGAGCCATTTCGGCACGCCGGCTGTTTCGACGGGATCGTGACTGGGCAATGCCTGGAGCAGACGCTCGAGTCATTCGAAACTTGCTGTTTGGTTGAGACGTTTCCCTCACTTCATGATTCCTATCAGGACTACGAACGCACGCTGAAGAAAGCGTATATGTACGCTAAGACGGTCACGCTTGTGCCAACGCACGACGAACGCACGAACGCCGTCATGCTGCGGAATCGACGGATCGGTTGCTCGATGTCCGGCATTGTTCAAGCCATGAATCGGCACGGGCGTCGTTCATTCTTGAAGGACTGGTGCAATCGTGGATATGCGTACCTGACCGAACTCGACAACATGTACTCCGATTGGTTGTGCGTGCCGCACTCTATCAAGATCACCAGCGTGAAACCGTCGGGTACCGTCAGCTTGCTGCCGGGTGTAACACCAGGCATCCACTTTCCGCACGACGCGTACTACTTCCGGGTCATCCGATTCGACACAGCGTCGCCCCTCGTTCGAATCTTGCGGGCCGCTGGTTACCGTTGTGAGGAGATCGATCCCCGCAAGGAACCGAACACGACGGCGGTGTATTTCGCCGTCGCCGAACCGTTCTTTGCGCGCGGGAAACGGGACGTCTCCATGTGGGAACAGTTGGAGATGGCTGCGCAGATGCAAGCGTACTGGGCAGACAACCAAGTCAGTTGCACGGTCACGTTTCAAGCGCACGAAGCCAAGGACATCAAGCACGCACTGGAACTATACGAGACGCGCCTCAAGGGGATTTCCTTCTTGCCCTTCATGGATGAAGCCGACCAATACAAGAGTCGCGGTTTTGAGCACGTGCCGTATCAGGCAATCGACCGCGTTACCTATGAAGACTACGTCGCCAAGTTGCAGCCGCTTGATTTGAACTCTGTCCGCGCAGAGGTCGTGGATAAGTTCTGCGATGGACCGATCTGTGACCTGCCGCAAAAGGCCGGAATCACATCCTGAGTTAGTTCAAAGCAGGTTGCGCCAAAGGCCCCGAACTGGCACACTCGGCGCATGAAGCTTCGCTTTCCGGCCTTTGTTCTTCTCCTCAGCCTTGGGATCTTCTCGGCGTTCGCCGTTCCCGCCCTTGTGTGGGCCGGCGCCCCGGGGCAGGACGACTTCACGGCGGAAATGGATGACGCGTCCGTTCCGTTGCCCCGTGATGCAGTGGTCGTCAACACCGCCACGGGCGAGCCGTTCGCGCCTGCGATGACGGTGAATCTCGATCCGCCGAATGCGCCCGAGATCACCATGGGTTGGGCGCTCGACATCATCAAGCAGATCTTGAAGGCCTTCAACGAGGGCAACTACAGCTGGGCCGCCGGCGCGCTCATGCTCTTCGGCCTTGCGTTGCTGCGGCGCTTCTGGTCGTTCATCCCGAATGATTACAGGGTCTACTTTGTCAGCGGCGCAGGTGTCGTCGCTTCCATCTCAACGGGACTGATGTCCGGGGCCTCGGTGCTGCACAGCTTGTACATGGGTGTGACGGCTGCGGCCTTCGCGTCGCTCTTCTGGGCTTGCCTGAAGCCTCTGCGAAAGAAGTTCCCCGCGCTGGACAAGTTCCTGACAACCTCCTGGCCTTTCAAGGCCAAGGAAGCCTAGACCGAACACAAGGAAGAAAGACACCACTTCTTCCTTGTGTTTGAGTCCCGGGCTACAATGACGGGCGATGCCAATCAAGAGCACTAAGGTTCGCATGGGGAATCGTACCGCCTTCGTCAAGGCGCACATCATTGCGCGGGCGGAGCCCTCGGCCCAGGTTCCGGACAAGCAGCACGAGGGGCTTCCTTGGCTGGAGCCGCCGTTCGATCCTTCGTCGCTCGCTAAGACGTACGAGAACTCCTCTCTGCTGCGGCCGAACATCAGCGCCTACACGACGAACATCCACTCGCTCGGGCATCGTTTCGAGCCTGTGATTGATCTGAACGCACCTGACGCGGAGACGCTCGTCGCGGATGCGTTGTTCCTCGATCGCGTCACCGAGGCGGAGGATGCGGGGACCGACCCGAAGTTGGTGCAGGATCCAACACCGGAGGAAGTGAAGACGCGGCTCGAGGAACTGAAGCGCGCTGCGCGAGTCGAGCTCAGCAGGCTCAAGTTGTTCTTTGACTACTGTTGCCCTGGCACCACGTTCACACGCTTCCGGCGAGAGCACAGCGAGACACAAGAGGTTCTCGGCAACTCGTATTGGGAGGTCATTCGGTCCAAGGACGGTAAGCCCGCGCGCTTCGTATTGGCGCCTGGCGTTTGGATGCGCGCAACTAAACAGGACGGCGAGTACACGCCCGTCGATGTAGAGATTGCTGTCTCGCCGTTCCGTACCAAGAAGGTGGAGCAACATCTTCTCTTCCGGCGATACATGCAGCTTGACGACATGACCGCGCAGCCTGTGGTGTGGTTCAAGGAGTTCGGGGATCCGCGTGTCATCTCGCGCAGCACGGGCGAAGTCTACACAGATGAAGTGGCGATGCGGGAGAAGGAGTCGAACGCCAAGCCCGCGACGGAGATCTTGCACTTCAAGATCCACTCCGTGCGTGACAGTGCGTACGGTATCCCGCGCTTCGCGGCGGCGATGCCTGCGGTTCTCGGCTCGCGCGAGAACGAAGAGGTCAACCTCGCCTACTTCGAGAACAAGAGCGTGCCTCCCCTTGCGTTGCTCGTGAATGGTGGGCGCTTGGGCAAGAGCGCGATGACCAAGCTCGAGGACTTCTTCGAAGAGAACCTCAAGGGCAAGAAGAACTTCCATCGCATCCTCATCTTGGAGGCGGAGCCGTCGAAGGGTCTCGGTAACGGGCCGTCCGCTGTCCCGAAGATTGCGTTCGAGCGCCTGCGTGATCAACAGCAGCAGGACGCGCTATTTCAGGTCTACGATGAGCGGAACGAGACCAAGGTTGGGTCGCAGTATCGCATGCCCCGGATCCTGCGTGGCGATGATCGCAACATCAATCGTTCGACAGTGTTCGGGTCTATCCGTCTTGCCGAGGATCAGGTTTTCGAGCCTGAGCGGAATGACTTCGACGCTGTCATCAACGTGAAGTTGCTCAGCGCGCTCGGTGTGCGCTTCTGGCGCTTCCGTTCGAACGCGCCGGTCACACGCGATCCGGAGATTCTTGGCGCGATCGTATCCGACATGGTGCGCTTCGGAATTCTCACGCCGGCGGAGGCGCGCGAACTGGCGAAGGACATCTTCTCGAAGGACTTTGCGACCATCGACGCGCAGTGGATGCACCAACCGTTGATGCTCACGCTGGCCTTGGTCAAGAACGGCATGGCACCCGAGGCTGTGTTGGGCGCTTCCAGCACGAAGGACGCGCTTGCGGCTCGTGCGCAGGAGCAGGCACCAGCGCCGACGGCCGGGAACGGCGCGAACGGTGCCGTCGTACCTGCGCCTGCCAACGCACCGAAAATTCAAGAAGGAGAGGCTTGATGGCGGACTTCGGCGCTTTCGCCCAACTGATCACGAATCCAGACGACCTGAAGCGCGTGGCGATTCACGCGGAGCGTGTGCTGTGGCAGTCGTTCTTGGTGGATCGGCAACGCGAGACAGGGAAGCCTTTTGCGTGGCCGCCGTCGGAAAGGGCCATCGACTACCGCTTTCAGATCTACGCGAAGTGGTTCCGCATCTTCTACGGCGACCTCAAGTACGTCTTGCAGAAGACGCTGGACTTGCTGCCTTGGGTCCTGCGGCGAGAGATCGACGGTCTTCCGATCGAGTTGCCCAGCGACGGTGTGTGGCCCGCGCCGATGGAAGCGGAATTCTTGATGCCCGAGGAACGCCAGGCGGCCAGGATCGTGAAGAAATAGCCACTATGGCCAATATCAAGGACGTCCTTGATCGAGCCCGCTCTGTCCTGAAGGGAATCGGAGTCCCGGAGATCCGTCTGCCTGCGCCTCTCGTCGAGCTCGTGCAGATCGGCAGCGTCACGCACATCATTCTAGGCGCGCCCCTCGAGGCCGGTGAGTATCGCCTCGTCGACGGCCAAAAAGATCTGCGTGTTGAATTGGAGAAGGGGGAGGAGTGTAGCGCGTCTGGGTCTGACGCGCGCTACCCGCAACACTACGTCTCGACGGAGCTTCGCAAGAAGTTGTTCCCGCGTGCCGCGAAGGTGTACCTACACAAGGTCGCCGCGATGGAAGCACCATCTAATGATGGTGGTACCACGCCGGTGCTAAAACCTGTTGGCCCGTGGGGTTCCTTCAACGAATGCGTCCTCGCCATGCAGGGACGAGGATACAGCGAGCAGGTTGCGCGACGCATCTGCGGCTCGATGGAAGCGCAGGCCAAGAAGCAGGAAGAGGTCGAGAAGAAGGATCGTGGCGAAGACCCGGGTGTGATGGTCGGCTTGTTCCTGCCGGGTGAGGTTGCGAAAGCCCTCGCTGTCGAGGACGGGGAGGCACCAGACGAACTCCACGTCACGATGGCGTACCTCGGGCGTCAGTCCGAAATTCCAAACCTCGCTGGCATCGACGCAGTCTTGGAGAAGGTGGCGGCGGAAAGCGCTCCCTTGACGGGGGAGCTTTCGGGCAGCGGTCGGTTCGAGGCCTCTGAGTCGTCCGATGGTAAGGACGTTCTCTTCAAGACGGTCGACGTGCCCGGCCTCGCCGAACTGCGCGTGCGTGTGGTCGAGGCGTTGAAGAGCGCGGGATACCCTGTCAATGAGAAGCACGGGTTCACGCCTCACGTGACCCTGCGCTACTTGGATCCCACCGAGAGCAACACGCACGCACCGGGCAAGCACCCCGTCGGCTTCGACGAAATCACCCTTGCCATCGGTACCACGCGGCGCAAGTACAAGCTGCGGGGAATGAAACCTCTTGTACTACCTACTTCCCTTGTGCTTGACCGAGCGGACAAGCGCACTGTTGAGAAGGTACTCAAGGGCTTCGCGATCAAGTTGCACAAGCTCGAGGCTCCTGCCGAGGAGCGGTATGTACTTGGTGTTGTGCTCGAACCGGACGTAATCGATGCAACGCGAGTGCGGGAGCACGTAGTAGATGGAGAGGTTGTTCCCGCCAGCATCGGAGATACGTACAGTGAAGAGGAAGTGCGCAAGGCGTGTCACTTCTGGATGGAGAACTACGCGCAGATCGGATTGCAACACACGCGCGTGATCGGTGGTGTGCCGCAGCGTTACTCGCTCGCGCCATCGCAGGTACGAATCCTCGAGTGTTTCCTCGCACCGATCGACTTCGAGCTCAATGGCGAGATGGTCAAGAAGGGAACGTGGCTTCTTGCTGTGCGTGTGATCGATGATGCGTTGTGGGAAGCTGTCAAGCGCGGTGAGTTGACAGGTTTCTCTATCGGCGCTGAATCCTTCTGGGAGTTGCTTTCGGCTGCGGAATCTGCCAATCTTCCTGTTGCGGGTGCTCAAACAAGTGCAAACTGATCCAGGTTATTGACAATGAGCACAAAACAAGGCAATGTTCGGCGGTTGAAGGGAATCGAGCCGGAGGAAGTTTCGATGGTCGATCGCCCGGCGAACAAAAGGAAGTTCCTGGTCTTCAAGCGGGCCGATGGAACAGAACAGCGGGTGGAACTGATGAGCACGGATACGAAGCTCACGCTCAACAAGGAAACCAAGCAGTCGGTCCTCGCTGCACTCGCGTCGCCGCTCGATCTCCTGACCACGCTCGTCGCCAAGGTCGAGACCGCGCTCGAGACGGACGAGCTTCTTGCTCTTCCGGAGTCGCTCGTCACGGACGCGCTTGGCATCGGGCAGGCTGTCGTGGCCACGGTCGCGCCGAGTCTGCAGCACGAGGTCGAGGCGGCGCAGCAAGCGATCGAACTGGCGAAGTCCGCTGGCACGGGCGCGACGATCATGAAGAACGTGATCGAGGCTGCGAACGCCGCCGCTGCAAAGCTTGAGGAGCCGACTGGCAAGCTGAATGCCGAGACGCTTGCGGTGGTCAAGCGGATTCACGCGGGTCTCTCGGTCCTCAAGGCGCGCTTCCCCGTCTCGCTTACGAAGAGCGAGGACGACCTTCCGGCGCCGGCGCTTGCGCTGCCGTCGGATCTCGGTAAGGCGAGTGGCGTTGCGGCGCGGGTGCTCCGTGAGGTCGCGGACACAGGCGCGGCTGTGCTGAAGGCGATGGAAGCGCTCGAGTCGGGCACGCTCTTGAAGGCGGGTCCGGTTCGTGCGATCGTTCGCATGTCGGACAGCGCGCAGGCGCTCGAAGAGAAGTTCCCGGCCGAAGCCGCCGCCGACGTTGCGGTGTCCGTGTCGAAGGCGCGCCTAGTCGAGCTCGCGAAGGGCATGGCCTCGCCGGCTGACGTTGCGATGGCGCTCGCTGGTGTGATCAAGGAACTGCCCGGCACGCCGCAGGACATCATGGATGCCGTCGGCGCGCTCTGCGAGATGATCGCGCCGTACTGCAACGGCGGTGCGGCTGCGGGTGGCAGCGCGGATCAGGTCGCGATGTCCGAGAAGGCCGATGTAGCGAAGGCCGAGTGGGACACCGCGTACATCAACGACCTCCCGGACTCGGCCTTCCTCTACATCGAGGCGGGTGGTTCGAAGGACGCGGACGGCAAGACGGAGCCGCGCAGTCTGCGGCACTTCCCGGTTCGTGACGCCAGCGGTGCCGTTGACGAGGCGCATGCGCGTGATGCGATCGGCCGCATTCCGCAGAGCGACGCGCCGGGTCTCGATGATGCGAAGAAGGCGTCTCTGCAGGACGAGGCACGCAAGCTCATGGAGAGTGTGAAGAAGACCGAGGTCGTCGAGACGACCAAGACGGAACCCGCGCCTGCGGCGTCCGAGACTGCGACACCGCCCGCTGCCGTGTCGACGGAGATCACAGTGACACCGACCCCGAATCCGGAGCTCGAGAAGGCGATCGCGGAACTGAACAAGGCCACCGAGATCATCAAGAAGCTCGAGGGTGAGCAGAAGACGGTCATCACGAAGCACGAGGGCGAGGTCGCTACACTGAAGGCGGACATCGCGAAGCTGCAGAAGTCGACCGAGGCCCCGGCCTCGCGGCCGACAGAGGGCAGCCCGGCGCGTGTGAACAAGACGGGCAACGGGGTTCCGATCTACCCGAACGATTACAACGATCCGGAGTACAAGGCTGCGGTGGCGAAGGCCGGCGGCCTTGTGTACTAGAGGCGGCGCAAGCTAGGTCACTGAACGAAAGATAACGAGGAGACAGACATCATGGCGGTTACCGAAGGCAAGACGCTCCTGCAGAAGGCTGACCTGGCACTCGCCGACATCCTGACGGGAGGCCGGCTTGCGCCGGAGCAGTTCGATCGTTACGTCCAGCTGAACATCAAGGAGGGCACCCTCCTGAAGGACGTCACGGTCGTGGGCATGGACAACGACCGGCAAGAGATCTCGAAGATGCGCTTCTCGGGTCAGGTGTTGCAGCCTGGCACCGAGGCGTCGGCGCTTCCGGTGGGTCTCCGGTCGAAGCCCTCGCTGGCGAACGTCACCCTCACGGCGCAGCTGCTCCGTGCCGAGGTGCGTATGAGTCAGGAGGTCGCGGAGGACCAGATCGAGCGCGGCACGTTCGCGCAGTCGGTCATGGGTGCCTTCGTGAAGGCCATCAACCGCGACCTTGAGAAGCTCCTCATTCAGGGTGACACCCTGTCTGCGGATGTGCTCCTGGCTGTGCTGGACGGTCTGATCAAGCAGGCCACGAGCAACGTCGTGGCCGGCGGCAGCGTCACGCTCAGCAAGGAGATCCTCCGGGACATGTGGAAGCTGATGCCCGACGAGTTCGCGACTCCGGGCAACGTCTTCTACACGAACCGGCAGGCGGTCGTGGCCTACAAGGACTCGATCTCGAACAAGGCGACAGGCCTTGGCGACATGCAGACCGTTGCGGGTTGGCCCGCCGGCGAGTTCATGTGGTCGGATCTGAAGGGCAAGGCGAATCCGCTCTTCCCGAACAACCTCGGTGGTTCGACGAACGAGACGGTCGTGCTCCTGACGGACCCGAAGGAGAACATCCACGTCGGGTTCCACCGCAAGGTGAAGCTGCAGACCGTGGAGGTCCCGCAGGAAGGCGTGCTGCTCATCGTCGGCTCGATGCGCGTCGATGTGAAGTACGTCGAAGAGACGGCCGTGGTGAAGGCGACCGCGATCAAGGGCGTGTAGTAGGCGGCGTCAGCCGGAAACAACTGGTTCGGTTTGGGCGGCGACGCCCCATAAGGAAGGCAGAAGACCATGGCAGCCAACGCATTCGTTCTCGTTTCGAACACGATCGCCGGCGACCAGACCTCGGCGCCCGCTTTCGTGCGTATGGTGAAGCTGACGGCGCCCGATGCGTACTCCGCGGGCGGCACGCCGTTCGACTGGACAACGTACCTCCCGAAGGGCGCGGCCCTCATGGGTATTCACGTGCGTGACGTGACTCGTGCGACGGGCGTGCCTTCGACGCACGTCTGGGAGTACGACATCACGAACAAGAAGCTCATCGCGTACGTGCGGACGACGGGCGTCGAGAACGCGACGGCGGACATCTCGGCGGAGGACGTCTACGTCACGCTCTTCGGCGTGTAGTTCGAGCCGTTGATCAAGGAGACCCGAAATGGCATCTGCAATCACTACAACGTTCGGCTCCGGTGGCGCGAACCTGACCCCTTCGGCTGCGGGCACACCCACCCTAGCCGGCGCTCTTCGTGACATCGCCGACGACATCGCCGACGTCAACGCAGGACCTGTCCCTGCTTGGGTGGCGGGTGTCACTGTCACGACGAACGTGGCGGTGCGTGTGGCCGCGAGTTGGATCATCTCGGTGCACGTGACAGCGGGCGGCGTGACCGGCATCATCAACATCATCTCGACGGGTACGCCTGCGACGAAGCAGTGCACGGTGACCTACGCGGCTGGGGTGGCGACACTCACCTTCGCGGCCGGCGACGCGGTCACGGCGATCTCGATCCTCGAGATTCCGAAGGTGGCAGGCCTGTCGGCGCGTCTCACCAAGGCCTAGCATTCTGCTGGAGTCGTAGTAGACTCCAAGTTCAACAAGGAGGACCATGTCCGATTTCCTGTGGGCTCGTCTCAAGCCGAAGAACATCAAGGCCGGTCATCTGATCGAGCGGCTCTACTTCAAGGACGTCCTCTACCGCGGTGGCGATCGCCCCGACTGGTACAAGGTACGCCCAGAGCTCGCCGCCGACCTTCGGAAGGTCAAGCAGGAGGACACCAATCCTCGCTCGGAACCTGCCTTCGACCTCGTTTCCGATGACGAGCGGAAGCGCATCGACCACGTGGAGAACTCGCGGCGTATGGCCATGCTCGGCCTAGTCGCGGCGCATCACCAAGAGTCGGTGAGTACACCTCTTCGGGAGGTGGATCTCACAGAGTCGAGTGCCACACCGGTCGCTCCGATTGCGCATGCGGCCCCCGCGGCGCCTGCGAAGGCGCCCGAAGCCTTCTCTGCGGAGACTGCGCCCCCGATCGACAGCGAGGCCGGTGAGGGTCGCGCTTCGGCCATCCCGCCCGCGCAGGGCGCGCTGACGACAGACGACATCCCGAGGGGTGGGCGACGCGGGCGCTCGTCGCGGTAGCGCCGTGGCCCTGCCGCTTCCGACCGGCACCGCGCGTCCTGCGAACGGTGCACAGCTAGACCGCGCCGGAAACTACAAGCAAGAAGGGCAGCACGTTACAGTCGCGGACTATGACTTCGCGGCCTTTCTGTTGATGAAGGGCGTCCCTCTCGTCGAAGCAACGAAGCTGTCCGAACACACGCACAGCTTTGTCTTCCTCGATCAAACAATGGAGGGCAAGAGCACTGTTGCAACGTTGGCGATCACATTCGCGAACTCAGAATCCGCTCGCTTTGCGGAAGCCATTCGCCGCCTGAAGAAAACGATCTACTCGCGACGCCCCCGATAAGGTAGGCTGGAGCCATGCCAGGTCTTGTCGTCGGAGAGGTCAACGGCTGCGCGAATCCCCGTGTGTTCTTCGTGCACCGCACGACCGGTGTACTCAGCGACCCGTTCGAACTGAAGTACTCCGTCATCAACCTGACAGGTGCCACGCCTTCGACAACGATCGCGGAGACCACGGTCAACTTGGCAGCCTGTCCGGTTGGTTCCAAGGTTGGGCTCGGCCGCTTCGCGCCGCCGATCGACACGACAAGCTACACGGTTGGTACCTACGAAGTGCGTTGGAAGTACAAGAGCGTCTCGACGAGTGACTATCACACGGCGCGGCAGCGCTTCGAGGTGCTCGACGCGACCAAGTTCCTCGAGGGCGATGAGTACGTCGGCTACGTCACCACGAAGCAGCTACAGAACTGGGGCTTTGCACAGACGGTGGCCGAGCTCCAAGATCTCATCAACATTGCGTCGCGGCGCGTGGAACGCCTCACAGGGCGCTTCTTCGAGCCCCGTTTCCTCGACATGATCGTGTCCTCGCGCGGCAACCGCATGCAGACGTTCGACCAGCCGATCATCGCGATCGAGTCCGCGGACATTCAAGCCACAAGCCTTGCGGGTACGATCGAGGTCATCCCAATCGACCCGTCGGTGATCCAGGTGTTCAACCGTCACCTAGGCGGGCTCTTGTCCCCAGATGACCGCGACGACCCGAAGATCCAGTTCGTAGATGCGTGGGCTACTGCAGACACCGCAACACTGCCCCCGGTGCTCACGTTTCCCCGCGGCGTTCTGAACATCCACGTACCGGGCGTCTACGGATACACAGACCCAGATGGCTCCCCGATGGGCGAGACCCCAGTAGAGCTCTCGCGCGCTGTCGCTATGCTCGTCGCGCAGGCTGCTATTTCACCTGTCTCCAGCGGGAGCGGCAGCGGTGGTGGTCTCATCAAGTCGGCGCGTACGCGAGATCAGGCAGTCACCTATTTCGGACCGACAGAGGGCGGCGGTTCCAACCTCACAGGGAACCGTGAAATCGACGACATTCTGATCTCCTACGCACGGCCCGCCCAACTGGGGGCAGTTTAGGCACCTTTCTCCTTGTGTTTGGTTGCAGGAATGTCCAAGCACAGGGAAGAAGTGATAGAATCCGCAGGTGGCAATTCGCGTCCCACTGCTTCTTGAAACGGTTCAGGCCGTAATCAGTCGGGTTGACGGCCCTGCCACGGCTGCGTTCAATCCTCCCGGAGGTCCAGCGTCGGGTTACGACACGGACTTCCGCGAACCGATAAAGTACAAGTCTGGTACTGCCTCCGTGTCGTCCTTGCAATACAAGACGGCTATCAAAGTAGCTTGCCAGGTGGAGGCGCTTACGGCGGAGCGCTTGCGGGAGTACTTCCCGGGCGACTCTCCGAGTTCCAACTTGATCGTGGTGATTTCGCGCATCGACGCGGAGGCGATGGGCATCCTAGACAGCACTACACGGAAGATCGCGATCGGGGTGAACGATCGCGTGGAGCGTTTCGAGAAGGCTGGCGCAATCGTGCACCCACTGGCGCAGCCCTTGTACGTCTTTGAGGTGAGGCCCGCCTCCTGGGGCTTCGGGCCTGATGGTCACGACCTCGAGTTGCTGTTCCTCAACGATCGGCCGAAGGCGGTCTAGATGCCCGTCGAGATTCGAGGCGACTACGACAAGCTCCGCGCCGCGCTGACGGCTGTGGAGACGCGTCTGCCCTTGCATCTCGTGACGACAGCGGCGGGTGTCATCGAGGAAACAGAGCGCTGGATTCGCAAAGCCTACCTCGGTGTTGGAGCCGAGAGTCGCAAGGTGCAGCCGATCGCACCAATCGCGAAGGGTACGGCGATCAAGCGTCAGTTCGGTAAGGATGCGGGACAGACACCGGCCGCAGAGCGCACTGTCGGAGACATGCCGTTCATCGACACGTTCGGCTTGGCACGGGCAGGCGGTCCGATTCATCACGAACTGTCTGGTGGGGCCCGTGGTCTTCGTTTCTCCGTGTCCGTAGACCCGAGTTCGAAATCGCCGCGCGGTATGCCCTACACCAAGGCTGCTGCGATAATCGAACGCGGTGTGGCCGGTGCGTCGATCGAGATCACGCCGCGGATGCGAGCGTACTTGCATTGGCTCTTTCGGCAAGCAGGTCTTCCAGAGCCTGATGGGAAGGCGCAGGGCAGTAAGCGCATGCTCTTGATGATCCCACCGCGTCCTGTGTGGGGGCGGGCTTACGAAGCGTTGGCGAAGTCCATGCTTTCCGAACACCCGGAGTTCCCGCAGTTGGGTTTCGCGCAGATCTTCATGAAGAAGCTCGCACGAGACATTCAAGGTTCGCTGGAGTCTACGAGCGCGCTTTCGAATCCGGGCGTCGTTGCGCCGGCAGTGCCCGCGAACATCACGGTTCCTGTGCCGCCTGCTTCTACAACGTCCAGCAGCGATGTCACCGTCGTGGGCCGCAAATAGATGGCCGTACCCACGATCACATCGATCACGCCGGCGAGTGGTCCCGCCCTCGGTCGGAACTTGGTCGAGATTGTCGGGACCAATTTCAACCTCCCCCCGCCGGTCACCGGCACACCTGTTCCGTACGACTTCCGTGTGACCGCGGATGCGGCGCGGTCCGTGGACGTGTTGTTCGATGCGGAACTGTGTCCCCTCATCGAAGTCGTCTCGGCGACGCTCCTCCGTGTCTGGCCGCCGGCGTATCGCGGCGACTCAAATCAGGACACGTTTCTCGCGGTGACGATCACGATCACGAACATCGACACGTTCGGGAATCCGATCCTCGGGGAGACAGTCACCAGCCTGCCGCTGTACACGTATCAACGTACAGGTCTCATCCCGCCGGATGTAACCACGACGCCGTTCGAGTCGGTGACGCGAGAACTGCTGCGCACGTACAAGCGCGCTGTGATCAAGAACGTCTCGCACTCCACGCATACGGACTACGCGGAGTTTCCGTACACGACGCTGCTTCTTGCGGACGTGCCGTCCCTGCACTTCGTTGGTCCGCGCGTCTCGCATGACCCGGAGTTCACACACAACGAGTTCTCGTACCGTGGCCCGGAGGATGCTGTTGAGGTGTTCGACCCTCCGATGGTCTATCAACTCGAGTACGACATCCTCGGTATCTCGGACAGCCAAGTGGAGCTCCAAGGCTTGATGGCAGCGACACGCGAGGTCCCGGAACGGGCGGGTTGGTTGGTCATGGACAACCCGCTCGGCGGGGACCGCCTAAAGCATTGGCTACAGTCGGTTGAGGACCCCAAGGAAGTCGGCGGTCCATCGGACGCAAACCTGCGTGTTTTCTCTTCTACGGTTCGCGTGCGCGGAGTTTCGGTCTACTTCTCGGAACGCCGCGATTTGACAGCAACTGTCGAGGAAGTACAGCAAGAGATCTCGGACGAAGAGGGCGAAATCATATGACCTCTCTTGACTTAGGTACCAGCGCCATGGCAGTATTGCGGTCGTGAACATCCTGCGCAATGCGAAGGCCAAGCCCTTCGTCACAACGCTGTACCACGAGCTGTACTGTGCAAACGGCGGCCCGTGCAACTGCAAGTCGGAACTGTACAACCACGCCACGGAGAAGGGACTGGTCCGCGGGAAGCGAAAGCTCCCGGACAGCCTCACGATTCTGGGTGGCGAGGAGGTCAAGGATCCGCATCCTGCGCTCCTGAAGCTTCCGCAAGTTGCGGATGCGCTGAAGCGTGGGGACCTGATCTCGCGGTCGGCTTAAGCGGCTGCGTTAGCGAGGACCTTCATGGGCCAGTTCCTGTCGTCCGGAATCTTCATCTCCGAGCCGCCGCCGCGGATTCGCAATCAGCCGACGATCGCCAGCGCGGTCGCGGGTTTCATCGGCATCGCGGAGTCGGGGCCGATCGGGGTGGCCACCGCTCTCACCTCGTACGAAGAGTTCGTGAACATCTTCGGCGGCTTCATCACAGCCGGGGAACTCGCGCTGCAGGTGCGGCAGTTCTTCCTGCTCGGGGGTAGTTCGTGCTTCGTGGTGCGTACAGCGCACTACACAGACATCACAAGCCACGGTTCGTACACCGCGTTGACCGCCGACGTCGATCTGTTGACCGCGTCGACCACACCAGGTCCGGGTGAGGTGGAGGGTTCCGCGTCGGCGCCGTTCGATCTCGAGCCCGGTGACACGTTCATCGGCAGTGTTGGTGGTGCCGCGAACCAGACCGTCACGTTTACTGCGACGGCGGCTGTGCGCAAGAGCACGAACGTCTCGCCTTTCGCGCTGGCAGACCTCGACACGCTCACGTTCAAGATTGACGGTGGCTCCGTGCAGACGGTGACGTTCCACACGTCGCAGTTCATCGCCATCGCCGCCGCGACTGCGGCCGAGGTGGCCGCGGTGCTGAACGCTGGTTCCACGGGCGTGGCCTGGACGGTCGGTGCCGGCGGCGACGCTGGCAAGGTGATCGCGACGTCTGACAAGCGCGGTACAGCCTCTTCGGTCGAGGTTACGGGCGGGACCGCCAACGCGGGCGGCAAGCTGAACTTCGCGACGGCCCTCACCAGCGGTACGGGCAACGTCGCGAACATCGACGCGGTAACCTTCGCTGAGATCGAGAGCCTTGTCGAGGCGACCTGGACAAACAACAGCGGCGTGTCCGTGACGAACGTCGGTGGCAAGGTTCACATCGCGACGGTGGCCACGGGCGCGTCTGCCAGCATTCAGGTCATCGCGACCTCGACGGCGGACGACGAGCTTGGTTTCGACAACGCGACGCACACGGGGACCTCCGGTGTGGCCGCGGCGACGCTTACCGTGGCCGCGAAGTGGCCCGGTGCGTACGGGAACGACCTGACTGCGGAGGTTGCGGCGGCGACGTCTGGCGTGGCGAGCGAGTTCAACTTCAACATTCGGCAGGACTCGATTCTGGTCGAGCAGTGGCCGAACATGACGATGGACACGACCGCGGACAACTACATCCTGACCGCCGTCAACGATGCCTCGACAGGCTCGTTGCTCGTCCAAGTGACGGACCTCGGTCTGGCGGGCAGCGCGACGCAACGTCGGCCGGCCAACGTCGGTTCGCCGTACGCGGCGCTCATCGGTGGAGACGACGGGCTGAGCGCGATCGCGGACGTTGACTTCAGCGGGGACGAGGCCGGGCAGACCGGCATCCGCGCGTTCGACGGTGTTCCCGAGATCACGATGCTTGCGTCGCCGGACCGTAGCACGACTGCGGTGCAGAGCGCCATCCTGACGTACTGCGAGATCACGCGGGCCTTGACCAACGAGAAGGTCTGGGCGGTGCTCGATCCGCCGGCCGGTCTGTCGTACACGGCAATCGGGACCCACCGCGATTCGCTCTCGCCGGGTGAGACGGAGGCGGGCGGTCTGTTCTGGCCCCGTATCGAGATCGCGAACCCATCGAGCGCCGTGTTCGGGAATGACGAGCGCTTGGTCATCTGCCCGTCTGGCTCGATCATGGGGCGCTGCTCGTTCAATGACGCGCAGAAGCGGGAAGGCGCGTTCGCGCAGCCCGGCGGGTCGGAGGACGGTGTGCTGGACGGCGTCCTCGGTGTCGAGAACGCCGACGTCAATCGCAAGGCGGTGCGCGACGTCATCTACCCGAAGCAGATCAACCCGATTCGCTTCGTGGACGGGAAAGGCACCTACATCGACGGCGTGATGACGCTGAAGGCGAACGGGAACTTCCCGTCGATCGGCGAGCGTCGTGGTGTGGACGACATCGAGCGGACACTCAACTCCGGCCTCGACTTCCTTCGGCACAAGAACAACACGCCGGAGCTCCGCGCTTCGGCCGAGCGGACCGTGGTCGCGTACCTCACGCTCAAGATGAACCAGGGCTGCTTCGCGTCGAACAACCCGAAGGAGGCTTTCTTCGTGGACGCGAGTGCGCGCCTCAACACACCGGCGGTCATCGCGGCGCGGCAGTTGAAGATTCGGATCGGCCTGGCGACGAACTCGCCGGCGGAGTTCGTCATCGTCGAGATCACCAAGGACCTGCAGGCGCTGCAGGACGCTGCGTAAGCGCGAGGAGTTGATCGATGCCTACCGTCGGAACACCGCGCGAGCTTCACGGACGTTTCAAGTTCGTGGTCGAGATCGACGGCTTCGAGGCCGCCTTCTTCTCGAAGTGCTCGGCCCTCGTCTTCGAAGCCGCGATGATCCCGTACCGCGAGGGCGGTTCGCTCATCCCGCACAAGATCCCGGGGCTGGTCACCTTCCCGCCCATCACGCTTGAGCGCGGCGTCTCCGTGAACGCGGACTTCCACGCGTGGGCGCTTGAGGTTGCCGACGCGTCGTCCGGTACGCCGCTCGGGACCGGGCAGTTGACGCCGGCGTACAAGCGCACCCTCTCGATCATCCAGCGCGACCGCGACAACTCCGTGATCCTGCGCTACGACCTGTTCGGCGTGTTCCCCACCAAGCTCGAGGCGGGCCAGTGGGACAACAACGCGAACGAGGTCACCATCGAAATGATGACTCTGGAGTACGACTACTTCCAGCGCATTGTGGGCTAGCAGCCCATTACAGTCTTCTTCCTTGTGGTTGGTTGAACCGCAGGAAAGAAGAAGTTCAAAGGAAGGTTCGACATGGAAGTTTCCTGCCCGTCCGGTCTTCAGGGCCGGATTCGTGGTTTCAAGGTCTCCGAAATCGCACTGTTGTCGGATCGAACGCGGACGCGCAGCGGCGCAGTCCTAGGCGAGATCTACCGCGATTGTTGGTTGGAGACGCTGGACGCCGGACCCTACAATTTTGTAGACAAGGCCGGTGCTCCAACGAAGCCGGACTGGGATGTTGTGTTGGAAGGAGACCGTCTTCATCTCCTCCTCGAGCTTCGGCGTAATACGCACGGGGACGAGTACGAGTTCGACCTGCGCTGCGAGCGGGAAGAGTGCGGTCGTCCGATCCCGACGATGATCAAGCTATCCGAGCTCGAGCGCGAACCTCTGGGCAAGTCTGGTCGGGAGCACGTACAAACGGGAAAACCCTTCGAGACGGTGTGCGAGGGCAAGACCGTGAAGTACCGTTTGCTTGTCGGACGAGACCAGAAGTTCCAAGCGCAGTTGACCGAACAGTCGGCACCACAGCGCTTGATCAGCATTATGGCGCGGCGCATCGTTGAAGTGGAAGGCATCGGCACGGACTTCCGCAAGATCCGTGACTGGCTCAAGGATGTGGATGCGAACGAGGCCGACGCGCTGCAGGACGAGATGGATGCCGTAGAGGGCGGAGTCAAGACGGACATCCAAGTCACCTGTCGGAACTGCGGGTGGGATCAGGTGCAACTCCTCCCTTTAGAGATTGGGTTCTTCTCGAGCCGGAAGCGTTTCTCGCACTCCCGTCGAGCCAAGGATGGTTCGATCTGATGTGGGACCTGACGGTTCAGTGGCCGAGTTCTTGGTACACGAACCTGAATCTGTCTTGGTCGGAAGTCTTGAACTTGGATCTCGAGGTTGCGGTTGCGCTGCGGACACGGTTGAATGAGCAGAGGGAGGAACAGGCGCAGAACCTGAAACGCTAGTGGCGAACAACGCTTACGTCATTCGCATTGAGATCGTGGCACCTGAGTCGAACGTTCCGGCACAGGTGAAGAAGGTTGGTGCGTCTCTCGATGAAATGAAGGGTAAGGTCAAGGACGTTTCCGAGAAGACCGACGGGAGTTTCAAGAACCTCGCCGGTGCATTCACAGGCCTCGTCGTCGCCGCGCACGCCAAGGATGCCATCGTCAGTTTCCTGAGTCCGGCCGCCGCCATGTCCGATGCCACCGCGAAGCTCGGTGTTGCCACAGGCGTTACGGGCAAGAAGCTCGACGACCTCGTGAAGTCGGCCGAAGCGGCGCGTGCGGCAACAATGTTCTCTCCGGAAGAGGCCATCTCCGGTATGGCCGACCTTACCCAGAAGCTCGGATCGTCTGAAGCAGCCGCGAAGGCGTTGAAGCCCGCGATGGAGCTCGCGGCTGCTTCCGCAGGGCGCCTTGGCCTTGGGACGGCCGTGGACTTGACCGCGGACTTGCTTGATGAGTTCGGCATCTCTGCAGACCGGTCCGCTGCGGCGGTCGATAAACTCGTCATCACGTCGCGTCTTACAAAGACGCCGTTGGATGAGTTCAAGAATTCGCTCGGCAAGATCGGTGTGGTCGCGAGCGAAGCGAACGTCGGCTTCGAGGACTCTGTAACGGCGTTTGCGTTGGCGCGCGACGCGCTGCAGAGTGGCCGCGCAACGTTCTCTGGAATGGGGGCGTTGCTCAAGGGCCTCACAACGCCGGACACAATCACCTCTTTGAAGCGCTACGGTATTGAGGCCCTGGACGCAACCGGGCACTTCCGGGGCTTTCGCGCGGTCGTTGCGGACATCGCAGAGAAGGGCATCAATCCGTTCGTACTACAGAGCGAGTTGGGCGAGTCCGCGACCAAATTCCTGACGGCTGCCGTGGACAGTTTGAATGGCGGTATCACGGACATGAATGGCAACCTCGTCACCGGTGCTGCCGCAATGGAAGCGTTGACCAACGCACAGACGCACGCCGGCGGCGTGACGACCAAGCTTTCTGAAGAGTCGCTAGCTGGTTTCACTGCGCGCATCGAGAATCTCAAAGGCTCGTTGTCGGAACTGGCTGCGACAATCGGCGGGCCGATCCTGAGTACCGTGGGCACACTGATCATGTTCATCGCGAAGGGTGCCGCCAAGGTTGTGGAGTGGGCCAACTCCAACAATCCGCTTGTGTCTGGTCTCACGAAGCTCGCTACTGTTGGACTCGGCGCGACAATCATAATTGGCACCCTGATCTTCGGGCTCTTGGCCGCTTCAGCCGCGACACGCATTTTCCAGGGCGCCATGGCCGCAGCTGTCGTCGAGACAGGCGCACTCGCCACTGCCATCAAGGTCCTGCAAGCATCGGCGGGTCCTCTGGGTCTCGCTTTGATGGCCGTTGGTTTCATCGGCTATGAAATCTATGACACGTACGCAGCTAAAGCGGCCGGTTCCACAGAGGATCTAACCAAGAACCTCAATGTACTGCCGGACGCTCTTGGGAATACGAAGGACGCAGCCGAGAAGGCGGGCGTCGCTGTCTCTGGTTTGCAGTCCGATTTCAAGAAGTTCATGGACTTCATCGCCGGCGTCGCGAAGTTCAACTTGGCCATCTTCACGGACAAGGACTTCTCGACACTGGACAAGGCCAAGAAGGAACTCAACGAGATTGGCAAGACCGCCGGCATGGATCCGGTTGCGCTGGCTAAGACAGGCGAGCGCCTCGCGGCACTCCCAAAAATGTTCGACGATCTACGCAAGGGCATTCCCGGCGCTACCGAGAACATGAAGGGGTTGGAGATCGCAGTGCTTGATACACTGACGGCACTGCGAATTCACCACCCCGAGCGCACAGCACTCATCAAGGACCTTGAGGCTACGGCGGATCGTATTCACAAGACGACCACGCCGGAGCAGATCGAAGCCTTGAATCGTTACGCCGGCATGTTTGCAGCGGGTAAGCCCGGACTTGAAAGCCTCAAGATTGGGTCTACGGAAGAAGGACTCACGCCAGAGGAGCGCCTCAAGGCCGCCGCTGCAGCAGCGGCCGGCGGTGGTGCAGGCGCATCGACACTTGCGACTCCTGGTGCAAGTGCAGGAACAAAGGGAAGTGGCAGTACGGCGGCGCGCGACTTGGACCGCTTGATGCTCGGTCCAGCCGCGCCCGGAATGCCATTTGGGGCCACACCCCTCGAGGGCCTCTATCATGCGTTGCGCGCTATTACGACAGCGTCTGAGAACACTACTTGGGTTGGCGGGCGCAACCTTACACACGCACCGCCGCTTCATATCACAGTTGTAATGCCGGATAAGACGCACGAAGTCTCGGACACAGCGATTCGATCGGCTGCTTCCGGTATAGACCCGGCTGGCGGCGGGTTTGGCTACGTCGTGGAACCGAAATTCTAGGAGGCTGACGTGGCAAACTTCGCGCAGCGACCCCTACTTCCGCACGACCCGTTTGGTGGAGGCCGCCCACTGCCGGATATAGAGGGCGTCTCTCTCCCAAAGACGGGCTTCACCGCGGTCAAGTGCTTCTTGGTGAACGAGAAGTCTGGCGAGTCGCTCGAGGTCCTCCTCAATCCGACTGCCTATCCTGAGGGTATCCAGGTCGTCTGGGCCAAGCAACCCGTTCTCGGCCTTTCCCACGAGGTCTTGCAATACGTTCGCACGGTGTCGATGCAGACGAGCTTCCAACTCGTGGTCTCTGAAGCCGTCATGGCGGAGTTCGGGATCACCCGAGCGCCGATCGACTATCGGAACTTCTTCCTCGGTCTTGGGTACCCCTTCGTAGAGCGCGATGCCCCGACCGACGTCCTGTTTGTGTGGCCGCAGATCACGTCTATCCGCGGTGTGATCGAGCAGGCACGCATCAACCACCAGCGCTTCAACCTCCACACCGGAGGGGCGATGGACTATACGATCGACATCACCATCATCGAGCGCCGGAGCTCTCTCCGCACGCACGCGCTGGCGCGGCAGTTCGGCTTCCGTGATCCAGACATTCGCCCTGTGCGCAGCCAAGTTCGTACCGAGTCCCCCATCGCCGGCGGACGCAGCCTGGGTGATTTCCCCATCGTTGTTTCCACGGTGGAGGCGGCGTAGATGCCGCCCTTTCCGGGATCGCGATACCTGCCAGGCGGCGTGCTCCAGCGCGACGTGGACGGCATCTCGCTACTTCCTGTGCGAGAGCCGTTTCTATTCGAGGAGCGCCCGGACAACACACTGCACCGGGTCATCTCGGGTGACACGCTCGAAAACCTCGCCGAGCAGTTCTACAACAACGCACTTCTCTTTTGGGTCATCGCCGACTTCCAGCCCGAACCGCTACTGGATCCTTCGGAGGATCTCGAGACCGGCTCCATTCTAGTTCTACCGTCCGTCGAGTACGTCAACTCCAAGGTGCTCGGAAGCCCTGAAGGCGCCCGAGTAATCTTGTGAACTTCTTCCTTGTGCTTGGTGACACGTGACACTGCAAGGACACGATCCAAAGAACCCGCGTGTTCGCTTCGGTTTGGAGGACGGATCTGCTCTGTCGGGGCTCGATCTCAACGGACGCTTGGTGTCCTTTGAGTATTCAGAGGAACTCGGCAAGGCGGACGAGAAGGTCACCTTAGTTTTCGAGAACAGTGACGGTTCGATGATGGCGTTGGAGCGCATCGCGCTCGGCGTTGCGATGGACGTGTCTTGGGGTTATCCAACGCTGTGGTCTCCTGTGCGTCGAGTCATCATTCGGAAGATCAAAGGCGGTGTGCCGCGGTCCGGTGCGCGGAATGCGGGTGGTAACGCGACGGTGACGTACGAAGGACACGGCAAGCTGGTCGACATGAACCGTCTTGTCGCCACGGATGCCGTGCGCCTGTTCCGGAACACGACGATCTCTGCCGTCGTTGCTGAGATCGCGCGGCGCAACGGATTCTCGAACGGCACTACATTCGTAGAAGACACAGAGCAAGTCCACGACACGATCGCGATGATGGTTGGTGAGTCGGAAGCTCAATTCCTTCACCGTTTGGCGCGTATGGAGAAGAACTTCCACTTCTCGATTTCGGACAAGGGCTTTCACTTCGGATCGGAACGCCTCGAAGATCCGTTGGAGACGATCACGTTCTTTCAGGGACCCGACGTGATCAGCTTCGAGGTCGAAGGCGATTTCACGCTGCCGAATCCGGATTCTCTCGTCGCTTCTCGCCCAACCGTTGGTGGTGCGATTGACAAAGCTTCTGGTAAAACGGGAGCAGGCTTGGTTTCGCGCGCCGGTCCGGCTACCGCCGAACGCACAAGGAACTTGGCGGCGTTCGATGAAGTACTCGGACCGCCTTCTCGAACAGCCGACAAGACAGCTATTCGTCGTCTCGAGAGCGCAGCGTTCAATACGTGGAAACTGAAGCTCACCGTCGTGGGGAACCCGCGCTTGTTCGTGCGTACCACATTGAACTTGGTCAATTTCGGACCATTGATCGACGGTCTGTGGTTCATCAGGAAGGTACAGCACAAGATTGAGTCGGGGTATCAAACAACGATTTGGATCGGACGAAAGGGTCTGTCCAAATCGACCGGTGTGCCACTGGTCGGTGGTTATACCGCCGGTGGTCGCACGCCCGGTGGTGGCGTTCCGGTGGACGGGGGTGTCGTGTTCCGTGTCTCCCCGGATGCGCTACGGAGACCGCGCTGATGCCGGGCCGCCCCGATTCGCCGGATGTCGATCGGCACTATGGTTTTTACAAGGGTAAGGTCGTCAACGTGTCCGATCCGGAGAAGCGCGCTCGTATCAAGGCGACCATTCCGGGTCTCATCACGCCGGAGACTGCGTGGGCAGAGCCGATCGGTTTACCCGGGTCCGGTTCTATTGGACGTCCTGACCTACCGCACGGCCTCGTCTTTGTGCCACCTCTGCAAGCAGTTGTGGTGATCGGCTTCTATCAAGGTGACTTGGACAGCCCTTTCTACTTGGCGGGACCGCCGCAGAAGACAGGAGACGCAAATCCTCTGCAAGACGTCGAGCCTCTGGACGCAGAAGATCAACCGAACGTGATGGTCACTGCAACAGCCAACTGGCAAGTCGTCTTGGACGATCGAGAAGACGCAACCCCACAGGTTTCGATCCTGCGTCGTGGAACAAATGACGGGCTCCGAATCACCATCTACGACAATGGGGACAGCGTCACCGTTCTAAGTGGTGGCTCTTACCTGTTCCTTGAGTCGCGAGCCGCCATCACGATCAAGGCGCCCAACATCAACCTTGATGGGGCTGTCGTACAGATTCGTGAAGGGGGCAAGCGAGTCCTGTAATGCCCAATATCCCGCGCCCACCGATTCCACCGGACGTCTGTCCGCCCGAACCGCCGGCGATCCCCGCGCTGGAGGTGACGTTTCCAGGCGGTGCTACGCTGCAGTCCTTCCCGACGCCGCGCGCCAGCATTGACCCGCTCCTCGTCGCGAAGACTCTGGTCGATCAGGCCGCGCCATTGTTGGGGTCCCTAGCACCATTCTTCAAGCTGCTCGATTTGGTCATGGGCTTGGTGAAGTTGGGACAGGCGATCCCAGACTCCATCACACAACTCAGTCCTCAGCCGATCATCGAAGCGCTGGAGGAACTCGCGCCCAAGGTCGCCGCTGTCATAAAGCTCATCCCGCAACTGTCCATCCCGGTGATGATCGTGAACTTGATCGATCTCATCATCGTGTTCCTGCAAGGATTGGTCGAGCAACTCGAGGCCTTCGCTGTTTCGCAGGCGCAGGGACAAGCCTTGCTCACTGATCCCAGCCCCGCCGCGCAGGCGATCGGTCAGTGCATCATCGATAGTACCAACACGAAGACTGCAAATCTCGTGGCAGGGCTTGGGCCCCTCGGGAAGATCTTAGAAATCGTCAATCTTATGAGTAGTTTGGCCGGACTCCCGGGGCTGCCTGCAATCGGGGACTTCACGACACCAGCGGAGGGTGTCGAACTACTCAGTGCTTTTGTTGAAACGATCGCGGATATACGCGACTCCATTCCGATCTAGCGCAGGATGCTGTAAGCTTCAGGGCAAGCACAAGGAAGAAGATGCCGGGTCTACCGATTGAAGGAAAGCAGAGCTTCTTGGGCTACGGCCTGGTTCTTCCGTTCGCCCGAACGGGTGGCGCGGACTTTCGCGCCGCGGGTGGGGCTACGCTCGTTTCCTCGTGCGTGAGTCAGATCGTTGGAACGGTTCAAGGAGAGTTGCGCTGGCGCCCTTCTTTCGGCTTGGACGCGGAGAAACTTCGGCACAAGAACATGAACGAAGGGCTCGAGGAACTCGGACGGCAGAAGGTCGCGGACGCGGTGAGCACTTGGGAGCCGCGTGTCGCAATCATCGATGCCGAAGTGCTTCGAGAGCAAACAGAGCGGACGCTGCGCATCCGAATCGTGTGGACGATCGAGGCCCGGAACAACCCGCGCAACCGCGTGCTCATTGATCCGATCACGCAGGAGGTGCCGATCTAATGAGCATCCTTCCTCGGCCAGAGTTCGACTACACGTCCCGGGATTTCGACGCCATCCGGTTTCGGCTCCAGGGTCTGATTCGTTCTGTCTTCCCGGACTGGACGGATTTTAATGTTTCAAACTTCGGGAATCTCTTGCTCGAACTGGACGCGTACGCTGGAGACACGAAGCACTTCTACATCGATGGAGCCGCGCGGCAGGCGTTTTGGCCTACCGTAGACCAGCGTGTTTCTGCGATTCGACTGGGGCGGCAGACCGGTTTCGCGCTGCCCGGTGCCACGGCAGCGACAGTCGACCTGACTTTCTCGCTGCCGTCTGCTGCGGCCGTTGCTGTACCGATCCTTCAGGGCACGCGCTGCAAGACGAAGGATCCGGCCAATCCGATCTCCTTCCAGACGCTCGCGGCGGACGTCATCGCAATCGGACAGACCTCGATCACGATTCCAGCAGAGCAATCCATTCCCGCGCAGGAGCTCTTCAATTCTTCCGGTGCGCCGAACCAAGAGTTCACGCTCTCCCAGACGCCGTTCCTTGATGATAGTGCCGTGGTCACGGCGGTGAACGGCGACTACACCGAAGTGGACAGTTTCCTCGGTGCGGGTCCTACTTCGCGTGTGTTTGTCGTCTTGGTCGATCAGTTCGACCAAGCGCGCCTCCGTTTTGGAACTGGGACCAACGGGGCTATCCCGCAGGGCGCGGTCGTAGTGGACTACAAGACCGGGGGTGGGTCGAACGGGAATGTGGACATCGATCAGATTCAGGTCTTGGATACAACCATCATCGACTCGAATGGAGACGTCGCACCGATCTCTGTGACGAACCTCGTGAAGGCTTCGGGCGGTGGACCGCGCATGACCGTGAAGGCTGCTCGTGTAGCGGCGCCGGCGGCTCGTCGCGTTCTGACACGCTGTGTCACGAAGGATGACTTCGAGACCAAGGCGCAAGAGGTGCCCGGCGTGGCTCGCGCCTTGATGGCGACATCGAACGAGAGCCCGGCCGTCCAGGAGAACACAGGGCTGCTCTACATCATCGCCAAGGGAGCTTCCTTGCCCTCGGGCCGCATCCTCGGCGCTACGCCCTCCCAGGCACTCCTGGACGAGGTTCTAGAGCAGGTGACGGTGAACTTCCCTCAGACGTTGACCTTTCTTGTCACGCCGATGGTTGCGACGTACACAACTATCAACGTGTCTACGCGTGTTTACCTGGCGACAGGATCCTCGCCGGCGGTCGTTGGACCGCTGATCGCGTCTAACCTGCGGGATTTCTTCGCAGTATTGGACGAGGACGGGCTCCTGAATACCACGGTGGACTTCGGCGCAAACCTGAAGGATACCGAGGGTGTAGTCATCGCGGAACTCGCCTGGTCGGACATCTTCAACGTCATCAGGGACACGGCGGGCGTGCGCAAGGTGGACGAGGGGCCGGTCGGCCTTCTGCTCAACAGCCTGCGTCAGTCCGTGGTGATTGGGGCGCTCAACTTCCCGCAGCTGGGAACAATCTCCATTACGAATGCGGCCACCGGGCTGCCGATGCCAACGGCGTAAGACATGGCCGAACCAATTGTAAACGCTTCCTTCGAACTGACCGGCGACGACGAGGTCCTGCCGACAGGTTGGACTATCGTCATCGTCAACACGTTCGAGGAAGTCGCCATCTTCGGGAATCGGCACGTTGGCTACGACGACTTCGAGCGGCAGTGGAAGGCACCGAAGACGCCGGCGACGCCGCCGTTCAACGACGCCAGTTTGTTCGAGCTCGAGGCTCCGAACGTTGCCCTCGCGTTGTTCGGCGGTCTCAAAGAGTTCGACGACTTCGAAGATGGCTGGGACAACGACGCGGGGTTGCTCGACGACTTCAACGCGATCTCGAGTTCGACGGCGGCGTTCGACACAGCGCCCGAGAACTTCGAGGACTTCGAAGAGGATTGGAAGGACCCGGCGGCGGGTGGTGCTCCGTTCAACGAGGCAAGCCTGTTCTCCTGGGATGACGTGACCGAGAGCGCTGCGCTGTTCAACAGTGGGGTTGATGCATTCGAAGCTTTTGAAGAGGGCTGGCGTTCGAACGAGAACTCGCTGTTCACGTTCGCGCCGACGGACATCGAGACGACTGGTTGGGGTGCGGCGGTGGCCCTTGCAACCTTCAACATGAACCAGGATCCGGAGGATCGCTTCACCGATGGCGCGGCCTATACCCCGCCGGCCTTTGCAAAGGTCGTGGCGATCGACATCACGGTTACCACTGGCGTGTTGGCCGACGCGTGGGACGTGACGTACACGAACGGGGCGGGCACCGCGGGGCAGGTTGGAAGTGTCGCCATTCCAGCCACCGCGGTCGTCGGGCGCCGTTTCATTCTGGAATTGGATGTAGCGGGTGAGGGCGTGCGTGATATAACGGACGCGGTTTCAACAGGACCTATCGCGCAGCAACTCGGAACGGCTACACTGAACGGATTCTTGAAGGACACAGAGGACTTCGAGGACGCCTGGACGTCCATGCTGTAAGACAAGGAGTGCAAGATGGCGGAGATCGACTGGGCAGTGATGGACGACGTTGTTTCGTCGTCCTCGATTCTGAGCGGTGTGACTGCGGGTGCGACCACACCACCGAACGGGGGTGGAACGTTCTTCTTCGGTTTCAACTCGCTGGTCGCGGACTTGGGCGTCGCGGGGCGCTACGTCGATCTCACGAACTTCAACCCGTACGTGAAGGGGATCTCCGTCCGTGCGGCGTTGAAGCGTGGCGTGAGTGCCGGCGTGACTGGGTTCGCTCCAATGCTGTGGGCGGGGATCCAGTCGAACCCGCCGAGCGTGAACGATCCGGGCTACCTGCTGTTCCTTTCGGACGACGAGCCGCACTCCATCGTATTGAAGAAGGGCGCCCCTTCCGGTGCGATGGAAGCCGTGGGCTCCGGTGTTCTAGCCGTGTCGTCCGCCACCTACTTGGCGGACACGTGGCTCCACCTCCGGATGGACGTGATCGCCAACCCGAACGGAGACGTGGTGATCAATGTCTTTCAATCGGATCTGAACCTGCACGCGGTGACCACACCCACTTGGGACGCCATTCCTGGCATGGCGCAGGTGATCGACGACTCCCTGCGTGTGCTTACAGGGTCTGACCCGTTGACCGGCGGCTTCGCAGGCTTTGCCTTTCAATCCGCCGCACTCAACCGACGTAGCTACGTGGACCATTTTGCCGTACAACGCCAAATTTGATGACTTCTTCCTTGTGCTTGACGGAGGTTGCGCGTGGACATTGATGTAGACGAGCTCGACATCGATCTTGGAGAGGCCCTGCTCGCGGATCTAGAAGTGGATGCGTACGAGTTGGTCTTCGTCGACAGCTAGGAGGCGGCATGGCTTTTCATCACAACCCGAACGTTTCCATCTCCGGTGCTTCCGATCTCGAGCGCTCGCGCCTGTTCTTGTTCACGCTGAAGACGCTGCTCAAGGCGCACGGCTGGGTGGCGAAGGGCTCGGGAACTGGGAACACCGGCGCATTCGACAACAGCGGTGTCGATCTCTGGGTGACGGCCGCGTCCGTAGTTGGGCAGGGCGCGTGGATTCGCCTGCGGCACTCGATCACCGGTACCGAGGCGATTCTCGCGATGCGGAACACAGCGGGCACGGAAGAGGACCTCGGCTTCTTGTGGAGTCGGCAAGCGGGTTTCGGCGGTGGAGCACCTTCCGCGACGGTCCCGCCCACAGCGACCGACCAAGTGCTGGTAGCTGATCGCGCCGTTTCGGACTGCACGATTCCGACAGCGAACTTCAAGGCGCAATTCATCTGTGACGATGCGTCGCCGTCATTCATTGCGTACGCGTCGACGGCGGGCCCTGTATTTCGACTGCTGTGCATGTTCGACTGGGCACGGAATGCCGTGGCGGGAGACACCTCCCCAGGGGCCGCTTGGTGGATCAGTGGGAGCCCCCTTGAACTCGGTGTGAAACTTGTCGACGGTGCATTTGGTGGAGGGTATGATTCCGACGATCTCAGTATCCTTGAACCTTCGGCTGGTAATGGCATGTCCATAACAACCTTCGTTGTTGGTACGCAGGATTTCTTCCAGAACGCACCCACAACGAATCCTCGAGATGGCAATGCGACCTATGTATCGCCCTTGATCTGCGTCGCACAAGGGGCCCTTGTTGTGGGTCCGCACGTGAAAGGAACAAGTCGGCTCTTGAAGATGGTATCTTCTTCGCATGCACTCAACGCCGTACTCAGCAGCAAGCGGTACTGGGTAATAGGAAATACGGACACCAAGTTCTTAGTGCCTGGTGATGGCACGAGTACACCGACGGTCTAAGTATGGCGTCCGCCGAAGGATACGTCTGGGGACCGCTCACCCCGCAAACGCAGGGTAGTCCTTGGACCTACGACCTTGGTGTTTCACAGGGACGGATCCGTCCGCAGAACTGGACGCCTGTAGACGGTGAGTTCGTGTTCTGTGCGGGCAGTGACTTGGTTCCACCGCCCGTATTTCAACTGAACTTTGGGGATCAGATCACGCTGGAGCAGAGCATCGATCTCACAGGTCTCGACCTGATCGGTGCGCGTTTGCATATTCGGCAACCGGCCAGTCTACCCGTGCAACTAGAGCTCCAAGGTGATCCGGAAGACGCACAACTATACAGCTTGGCTTCCACAGAACTGTCTGAGTTTGTCGGTGTGTCTGGCAACGTTGGGAGTCTGCTTCTCGTGCCAAGCGGCAACCTGACCGACGCAGATCTTGGCGGGACCGTGGAAATCAGTGGTTCCGCCGAACCACCCAACGACGGGCAGGCGACGATTTTGGGTGTTCTGTCGCCCTCGTTGGTGGCCTTGGACAAGATCCTACTCGACGAGGGGCCGACTGGTGGTCAACGCGTGACGTTGCTCGGAGGCCGTTTTCGCACCGCTATCTACCTTGACGACGTGCTGATACAGCAGACCGTAGAATTCCTGGGGCGTGAACGCGATCGGAAGGACTTCAAGCTCCACGTCTCAAAGCTCGGTGGCATGCACGTGGTTCGCTTTGCCTTCGAGCTTATCGACGAGCGGCAGGTGCCCTGATGTACGTCCCGCTTGGAGCCCTGTACGTCGATCTCGTCTCGCAGGAGACCAGTTCGACGTTTGCAGGGCTCATCAACCGGGACCCAGAGCCTGATTCGCCATTCGTAGGCGAACGCGGCGCTCCTCGAGACACGCCGATTCGACTCACGATCGTCGCGTTCGGCGACGGCGAGATCGCCAATTCGCAGGTGTACGCCTCCGTGAACGGTGGGGCTGAGGTTCTTGTCTTTGATCAGTTCGCGTTGGTTCCGTTCGACGCAGCGTACAGTAGTTCTGAGTTCACACTCAGCTTCTCGCCCGGTTCCTCCGTCGTGGACGAGCACATCTTCAAGCTTGTCCGCGCCACGCAGTTCAATTCGCAAGACGTCGTCACGGTTCGTGTTGTAGCAGAACTCGTCTCGAGCGATGTGCTCAACACAAGCTACTCCTTCACGATCGAGGACCTCACCGCTCCGGTCATCGATGACGTGCGAACGCGCGGCCTGCGCAACGTTCGTGTGCTCTACAACGAGGTTGTGGAGCAGGCTACAGGAACACGCGGCGACGCGCGGCTTCTGCGCCTTCTGACCAATGGAGTGGAGTTCGTCGGCCCGGACCGCCTGCGGACTCCGAACGGGAACTTCACCAGCGCGGACCTTGGGCAGTACATCGGATCGGCTCGTTGTGCGAACGCGTTGAACAACGGTTACTTCGAAATCATCACGGTCATCGATTCCCAGAACGTACAACTCGATCGCCTGATCGAACCGGAGTTCGCCCCCGTCGATTCGATCATCACGCTGTCGCCGTACCGCTTTGTTTACACGGCGCCGACTACAGAGGTTCTGCCCGGTTTCACACCGATCGTGGTCGAAGCCAACGCGGTGCCCGCAGACGATCTTGCGCCCGGTACGGATCTCGCGCGCTACGTGGACTTGGTGCTGCAAGACGACCTCAGCCCTGGCCGCACGTACGTCCTTCAGGCGGCTGTCATCAACGATGTGCTTGGTAACACCGGCCTAGATTTGGAGCGGGCCTTCACGGCGGAAACACTGCCCACTGCACGGCGTCGTCGGTTCGAGTTGTGGGATCTGATCCCACAGAAGAACAAGAACGAGGATGCGACGGCAGAACTCGAGAAGTACATCAAGTGCCTCGATGAGGTGTACCAACTACAGCGCGCGGAAACAGACGGACTGCTTACGCTGACGGACATCGATCTGATTCCGGCCCCGCTGCTCGACATCTTGTTGGAACACTTGGGGAATCCATTCCAGTTCGAGCTCACGGATCTCGAGAAGCGCCGCCTTGCCGACGTGCTGGAGAAGATGTATCAGGCGAAGGGAACAGAGAAGGGTATGGAAGACGCCCTTCTCTTCTTCCTCGGTATTCCGATGGACGTCCAGCCATTCAACGCAGTGGGCGGCTTCTGGATCTTGGGCGAGTCTTTCCTCGGGGAAGACACCGTCCTCGCCCCCGGCACTTCGTTCCTGCGCTTCTCGTTCCAGATCGTGTCGCCGGTGGCGTTAACGGATGAGCAGCGCTTCATCGTGGGGCAGGTGGCCACGTACCTCAAACCTGCGCATGTACATTTCGTTGCCCTGCTGGAACCGAGTGGCGGAGCGCCGCCATCGCCGTTGACTTTCTGGGAGCTCGGCTCCTCCGCACTGGGTGAGTCCACAGTGCTCGGTAGTTGATCTTGTTCTAGCGTCGTTGAACCGGTAGGATGACAACGCAAGAGGGTGCTAAATGAGCGATCGAGTTGACTATTTTTTCGGCCAGCTTGTGACTGAGGCAGAGCTCGACTTCGCACAGTCGCAGCTCGAAGCCGCCGATCGCAACTACGCGCTGGACACCGACGCGGCTCTGGTAGACCTCTCGGCCTCCCCGAACATCGACGGCGGCATTCACAAGGCGATGGCCACTTCGTTCGTGGGCTTCACGGTGACCGTGACTGGTCCTGGTGTGGCCTACGACCACCTTGGTCGGCGCATCCCGCTCGCGGCGAACACGGACGTATCCATCACAGCGACCGGCGAAACGGCGATCGGAGCCGGTGGAACGCCGACGGGGGGCTCGGCCACGGATCCCGGCGTTGGACTCGAGCGCTGGATCTCCCTCTTCGTTCGATTCGACCGCCTCCTGTCCGACCCGCGCGTGGACGCGAACAGTGTCCCGATCAACTTCCAGCAGGCAGAGAGCTTCGTCTTCAAGGTCACGATGGGCACGGCGGCGGGGAGTCCGACGAAGCCCCCGCTCGAGTCCGGCATGCTCCTACTGGCCGACTTCCGCCGGTCGGACGCGGCGATTCTTCAGATGGACCTCACGCGGCGCCACGATTGGCTCGTGCGTGAGGACGGTACGACGTACCCCGTTCACACCATGCGGATGGGGAACGCGCGTGCAGCCATTGCGAAGGTGCTCGAGTTGATCGACAAGCACGTCGCAGGGACAGCGGACCTGCACGCGGCAGCGGCCATCAACTACGCCGGCGGTGGCACCTGGGCAGACGCTACGACCAACCCCGCGACGACGGTCGAAGCGCAACTCGACAAGGTCATCTCGGATCTCGCTTCGACCGGTGGCAGCGACGGCACCGCGAAGATCGGCGGTAAGGCGACGACGGGCTCATTGAACACAACGACCGGCGCCACCTCGACGACTGCCACGACGCTGTTCGCACAGATCGGACAACTCTTGGCCGGCATCAACGGCCGCCTACAGCGCGGCGGCGATTCCATGGCCGGCAACATCACGACCGACGGTACGACACGGAACCTCGGCGCGACCGGCGCCGCGGGAAACCGCTTCAACATCTTCGGGAACAACCTCAACGTGCTCGCAGTGAGTGCCGACATCCCGACGGACGGAACGGCTCGCGCTCTCGGCGCGACGGGGGCGGCAGGAAACCGCTTCGGTATCTTCGCGAATGCGATCGACGCTGCTGGCGACGTGCTCCCGGAAGCGGATGGCACACGGAACCTGGGTTCCGGCGCCAAGTCTTGGGCGAACGTGGTCTCGGTCGGCTTCCAGTACGACCCCGTTCTCACCAAGGTCTGTTCGGTTGGATCCATCAACGGGCGCCCTCAGATCGATGCTGCTGGTGTGAGTGACTGGGTCGCCCCTGCCATTCTCACCACGGATACGACGCGGCAGCACTGGCGGACAACGTCAGCCCTCGGCGCCGGGACCAAGGGCGGTACGCTGAGCATCCCAATCAGCAGCCTTCCGGACAGCGCTACGATCACCGGCATCAGCGTCGTTTGGATTGGTCAGGGCGGTGGTTCGCCGGACACCCTGTTCTACGGTGCCTGGCTCGAGGCCAACGGTACGAGCAACACACGGTCCGCGATCGGGACGGCGAGCTCCACGGCGGGGACTGCGGCCATCGTCTCCACGTCCATCTTCAGCGGATCCGTGTCCTACGACCGCGACGCCGTCTCCATCATCGTAGATTTGCAGGTCAGCCAAGCCGGCGCGGGTGCTGCCGACGTACGCGTCTACTGCGTCAACGTCACCTACACCACCGCCTCTCCGCAGGTGTAAGGCCTTTCTTCCTTGTGTTTGGGCTAACCAAGCACAAGGAAGAAAGATTCAAACCCCACGGACGAGGAGCCCGGCGAGATCGCGGTGGTCGGCGCCGATCGTTGAGGAGGTAACACTGGAAGTTCTCTGCCAGTGAATCTCGACGAGGTCGCCTTCAACGAGGTCTGGAGTTGTGTAGTTGATGGAGACGTTAACGGCTTCGACATCGTCCGTTCCAGTTGGGTACCGCTTGGTCTTTATGTCGCCGTTGATTCTGAGTGTTACCGTGGCGAGAACACGCTTCCCGAGTTCGAGTGCGTAGACGGACGTAGAGAAACTGAAGTTCCATTTCCCGGCACCGTTCGCGGGAATGGTCAATTGCATTCCAGGGATGAGCTCGTCTGTGAATACAGCTACATTCGTAACTGCGTCCTCGGCGTGCACATTCAAACTGACGGGGGCCGCGTCGAATTCGCCTCCGATAGCGCGAATGAGCGAGTCGAGGAAACCCGGCACATGGTAGGCCGCGCCTGTCGTCTTTCGGTCGCCTCGAACGATGATCGGTGCGCCGGGTGTGCCGATGCCTGTTTGAAGGTCCGGATCTCCACTCGCGTCCGCGATGGCCTGCAGGCGCGCTTTGATGGCGTCGCTCGTGCTCATGTCTTCCGGAGGCGGAGGGCCGCCTGAAGTTGTGTCGCCGGGCCAGTAACCAAGCGGCCAGTAGCCTGCCATTGTTGTTTAGCTTCCATTCAGTACGATGGCGGTGCGGTTTCCAGTCGCTGTATCCACCGTGGCTGTGATTCGATT